GAAGCCGTTCGCCGACCACCCGCACCTCTGGTTCATGCTCGCGATCGCTCGCCAGATCAACCGGCCGGAGACGCTGAAGGAGCTGATGGACGTCGGTGACTGGCCGTTCACGGACGACTTCCTCCCTGGCGGGATGGGCGTCGCCCTCCAGAACCGGAAGAACCGCGGCGAGAAAGTCTACACCGGAGCCTACATGATCCGCGCCGAGTCGGACGAGAGGAAGCACTGGTATACCTGGCCGAAGCAGCGCTACACCGCGGAGATCGTCCTCGGTCGCCTCTGGGAGGACCGCGAGAAGATCCGTGACGTCGTTGAGGCGGCGACGACTCAGGAGGAGGTCTGGAAGCTCCTCGCGAAGGATCGCCGCTACATCGGCTGGGGACCGTTCATGACCTACGAATGGACGACGGACCTGACCTGGACCCGCTACCTCCGCGACGCGACGGACCGGATGACCTGGGCGAACCCGGGACCGGGAGCGCTGCGAGGATTGGCGAGGCTCTCGAACAACGGAGCCCTGGGTCCGAAGCCCAAGGATCCGATCGCTGCGATGAGGGACATTCTCGCGGAGCTTCCCGGCGCCCTCCCGAGCGACTTCCCCGCTCTCGAACTCCGCGACGTCGAGCACTCCCTGTGCGAGGTCGATAAGTACCTCCGGATCCAGCGCGGCGAAGGAAGGCCACGAGCAACTTACCCATGAACACGATCAAAGTCAAAAACGTCCACCAGGCTCTCGTTGAGGGTTGTTACCAGCTAACGGTGAACCACTCGGAGCGGGACTCTCGGAACGGACCCGTGAAGGCGTTCCTCGGTCCGCTCACGACGACCTACCGCCGCCCGATCGAGCGCCTGCTGTTCCATCCCGAGCGGGACGCCAACCCGTTCTTCCACCTCATCGAGTCCGCCTGGATGATCGCCGGTCGTAACGACGTCGCCGCGATCCGGGAGTTCAACTCGAACATCGCCTCCTTCTCCGACGACGGCGAGACCTTCCACGGAGCCTACGGCCACCGCTGGCGGCAGCACTTCGACTTCGACCAGATCGAGAAGGTGATCGACGCCCTCAACGACGACCCAACCTGTCGTCGTCAGGTCGTTTCGATGTGGGACCCCGACGCCGACCTCGGGCGGATCGGGAAGGACCTTCCCTGTAACCTCATCCTGACGTTCCAGGTCGACGCCTACGGCTGCGTTGAGATGGTCGTCATGAACCGGTCGAACGACCTTGTTTGGGGAGCCTACGGAGCGAACGCAGTTCACTTCTCGGTCCTTCAGGAGTTGGTCGCCGCCGGCGTGGGGCGAGACCTCGGAGCCTACCACCAAGTCAGCGCGAACACTCACGTGTATGAGCGCCACTTCGACCTCGTCGACGCGATGGCGAAGAAGGCGGCGATGCCGCCGGCGAAGCGGTCGGACCCGTACTCGACCGGGGAGGTCGAACCGCTCCCGTGGTTCCCGACCGGCGTGAACCTCCTTGAGCTGGAGGCGGACTTCGAGAAGTTCTTCGACCGCCCAAACCGATTCGACTACGGCCACGGGATCTTCGACCACCTGGAGACGATCCGGGCGGCGTGGAGGATGAGGAAGTCGACCTCCTACGCGATCGACCTCCTGAACACCAACCTTCCGCCGAAGAGCGACTGGCGGAAGGCCTGTATTGAATGGCTGGAGAGAAGGCGATGAGCTACCTACAACTGCGCGCCCAACGCGAGGGCGGCCAAGTCCTCCGGAACCATACCTGTCCCCACATCGGGACTTACTCGGTCGCCGAGCACAGCCACCAGATGCTCGTCCTCCTGTATGGGCTCCACCCCAACCCGTCGGCGTATCTCGCGCAGGCGATTACCTACCACGACCTGGCGGAACGCTATGTTGGCGACCTTCCCGCTCCGGTCCGACTCTCCGACCCGGACGTCGGCGAGGCGGTGAAGCGCCTGGAGCAGGAAGTCTCTCGGCGGATGGGCCTCGAAGTTCCGCTGACGGGCGAGGAGGTTGTCTGGCTGAACGCCCTTGACAAGGTTGAGCACTACCTTTGGTGTCAGGACCAACTCTCGATGGGGAACTCCTTCGTGAAGGGCCAGATCCGGAAGCTCGAAGAGATCTTTGCGGACCTGGCCTCTCGCGGTAGGATTCCTGAGCCTGTTCTCCGGTTCCTGGAGACGGCGACGCACGAACGGCGGAGCGACTTCGCTCCCGAGGAGACGACATGAACAACGAACACCTCAGAGCGATCGCGGACGAAGACGTCGCCGGCCTGGAGAAGGCGCAGGAGTCCTACGGCGACTCCTGGAAGAAGCGGGGAGGCGTCGGCGCCTTCATGATGCTCGCCCGGAAGTGGGACCGGCTGGAGCAGCGCGTGAGTCAGAGAGCTGACGATGGCGCCGAAGGTGCTCGCTGGGATATCTTCGAGCACATCATCGCTGACGACAGGGCCGAGGGCTTGATCGACGACGTCCGCGACCTCCGCCGCTACCTCCTCCTCGTCGAAGCCGAGATGCGCCATCGCGGCGCCGAGTCGGCGACCTCCAAGCACCGGGACAACGAGTCATGACGTTCAATAGCAAGCGCCCGACTCCCCGCAACGACCGGCGGGAGTATCCCCCCAAGGTCCCGCGAGGAGCCGGAACGAATCCTGGTGGATCGGTTCCCAAGGGGAAGGGTTGGATGACTCCGGTCGGTCTCGTCGCGAAGCTGTTCATGTGGAACTACGCCAGCGAGCGGGTCGGTGGGGGTGAGACTCTCCTCGCGGACCGATACTGGTCTGACTTCGGAGTGACGGGAGAGTCGCTCGCCCGGCTGCTGGACCGATTGCTGCCCGAATGCCGGGAGGAGTGGATCGCTCGCGGTAAGTCGGACGCGACCTTCGCCCAGAACTGCTACAGCCGACTCTACAATATGTTCTACCAGAGAACCAAGGACGGGCGAAAGCGGAGGATGCACTCCACCGAACACCCGGACCAATCCCCTCGGTATGACCCCATCCGCGAATGGGCCCTCAAGGCGTTCCGACGTGGACGTCCGGTCACCCGAGAGGAGATCTTGAAGGCCTGGGGCCAGCAATGAACTACGCATTCGTGAAGACCGGATCCATCGGGCGTTTCGACGCCGGCCAGGTCCTCGTGGACGGTCGGCGAGAGCCGGCCATCCGGTTCCGGACCCGTCGAGAGAAGCCGGCGGTGTCGCTCCCGACTCTGGAGAAGGCGATCGAGATGGGCGCCCGCTACATCGTCCTCGAATCCGAGACGATGAGCCACGCCATGCACATCGACGACTTCGACGAGGCAATGGACAACAAGGAGATCCTCGACGGTCCCCACGGCGAGTTCGTGATCGTCGACCACTCGGACCTCGGGATCCCTGCTCCAAACCCGTTTGAGCCGTGCTTCCTCGACGCGGGCTGGGAACCGCTCAACGTCGCCGATGTCGCGAAGATCGCCTCCGCCGCGAAGGAGAACCACGCGACGGTCGCAACAATCGACTTCGACCGGCAGCAGGTTCGGTACTCAACATGATTCTCATCCTGTCGTGCCCGTCGGAGCGCCTGAAGGGCGAGTTCATCGGCCACCTCATCAAGGAGACGGTGGACATCGCGGTCTACCCGGTGAAGGAGCCGCTGTATGCGATGACGCACGGTCTATACGCCGGGCTGAGGGGCCAACCCGCTCCTCGCTGGGATGCCTTCCTCGGGAAGGAGCGGGAGCCGGCCGAGTTCTTCCTGGGCCGACAGCCCTGGGACTGTTATGCCGCGGTCCACGAGATCTTGAAGGCGCTCCACGGCGATACGCTACTGGCTGCTTGGACCTCCTACCGCGCTGACCGATCCTCGAAGCGGATCAAGGTCATCGCCGACGTCGGCAACGCCGACGAGGTTGAGATGTTCACGCGTCCGACCGTCGTCCAGCTACACCACCCGGAGGTTCAGTGGGTCTCCGGGCGGATCCCCTCGAAGGAGGGACACCTCCATTGCAACCTCGACCAACCTGACGAAGAGATCCGGACCTGGATCCGAACCAACCTATAACTCGGCATCAAAACAAGTTCCTCTTCCCGAAGAACGAGCAGTGAAGCTCCCGGACTGGACCCCAAGCACGGATTGGCGTCCGCCCTCGATGGCCGAGTTGCCGTCTTGGGCGGGCGCCCGTCGCGTCGCCGTCGACATCGAGACGAAGGACCCGAACCTCAAGAAGCTCGGGCCAGGCGTCCGCACTGACGGAGAGATCGTCGGAGTCGCCTTCGCGATCGAGGACGGTCCAGCCTTCTACCTCCCCATTGCCCACTACGCCGGCGGGAACCTCGACCGCGAGACGGTCCTCCGCTACCTGAAGGACCAGGCCAAGGTCTTCGAGGGCGACGTGGTCGGCGCCAACCTCCAGTATGACGCCGACTACCTCGCCGAGGTCGGCGTGAAGTTCCGAGGGACCTTCCGTGACGTCCAGGTCGCGGAGCCTCTCCTCGACGAACTCCAATTCAGCTACTCGCTCGACAACATCGCGACCCGGTATGGGCTCCCTGGGAAGGACGAGAGCTTCCTCCGGAAGTTCGCCGCCGCCTGGGGCGTCAACCCGAAGTCGCAGATGTGGATGTTGCCGTCTTCGGCGGTCGGTTCCTACGCGATCCAGGACGTCCGTCTCCCGCTCCGACTCCTTCGGATCCAGGAGCGGAAGCTCGACCGGCTCGGCCTCTTCGACCTGTACGACGTCGAGTGCCGGCTTCAGAAGGTCCTTCTGAAGATGAAGCGCCGCGGAGTTCGGATCGACTTCGAGAAGCTCGACCAGATCGAGAAGCTCGCGATTGAGCGCGAGACGGCAGCGAACCAACGGCTGTTCGACGCTACAGGTGTCCGCTTCGAGCTGGGCGAGATCAACAAGAAGGCACCGCTGCTGGACGTTATGGACTACCTGGGCGTGAAGGTCCCTCGGACTCCGCCTTCGCCCAAGTTCCCGAAGGGCCAGGAGTCGATCACCAACGAGTTCCTCGCGACCCTCGATCACCCGGCGGCGGACCTGATCCGCGATGCCAAGAAGTGGAACAAGCTCCGCGGGACCTTCGTCGAGTCGATCCGGACCCACGAGGTCCGCGGGCGGATCCACTGCACCTTCAATCAGATGGTCGGCGAGTCCGACTCCGGCGAGGGATCCGACGGCGCCCGGTTCGGTCGGCTCTCCTGCAAGAACCCGAACATGCAGCAGCAGCCGGCTCGTGACGAGGAGATCGGCGCCCTGTGGCGGTCGATCTACCTCCCTGACGAGGGCGGCGAGTGGGCCTGTCTTGACTACAGCCAACAGGAGCCTCGCTGGCTCGTCCATTACGCTGAGCTGTGCGAGCTTCCGAAGGCGAAGGAGGCGGCGGACGCCTACCGAAACGACCCCAACACGGACAACCATCAGATGATGGCGGACCTCTGCGGGATCCCGAGGAAGCCGGCCAAGGAGATCTTCCTGGGCCGGATCTACGGGATGGGAGGTGGGAAACTAGCTAGGAAGCTAGGACTTCCGACCGTCTTCCGAGTTCACTCCCGGACCGGCGAGCAGTACGAGGCCGCAGGACCCGAGGCCCAGGCGATCATCGACGGCTTCAACCGCGGCGTTCCCTTTGTCGAGGCTCTCGCGAAGATGGCCGAGACGACGGCGAAGCGGGAAGGCTACATCATCACCGCCGGCGGTCGACACTGCCGCTTCCCGCCGAAGGTCGGCGGGCGAGGCTACGACTGGACTCACAAGGCACTGAACCGCCTCATCCAGGGTTCCGCCGGCGACCAGACGAAGTTCGCAATGGACCTCGCCGACCAGGCCGGCTTCAAGATCCAGCTTCAGGTCCACGACGAGTTGGACCTGACCATCGAGTCGCGGAAGACGGCGGAAGCCCTCTCGGAGGTCATGCTCGGCGCGATGGAGTGCCGGGTCCCTCACCGCGTCGATATCGAGACCGGACCGAGCTGGGGAGAGATCTCATGAAGCCCGGCGGTCTCGTCCGATCCAACTACCGCCTGATCACCTTCTTCGAGGCTGTATGACCCATCTTGCCGCGTTCCTCCTGGGCGTCGCGTTCGTCCTCTACCCGAAGCAATTTGCGATCACCGTCGCGAGCCTCCTCGGGCTGGCCCTTCTCCTGGGTACGGGATCCCTCGCCTACCGAGCCAGCAGCCAGGAGATCTCGAACCTCCGCCGCGTCGAGAACGGCTGGATGGCTGAGGTCAGCTACCGCTGGTGCCCGTTCCAGGAGCCGGTCGTGTGGACGGCGTTCCGTCGCGACTCGGACAAGAAGTGGAGGGACCTCGCCGACGGCTCGGTCACAACGGGATCCGCCAACGGGCTGGACCACCTTATCCGAAGTCGCGAACAGAAGAAGATCGCAGAGGAGTTCAAGAACCGATGAGACACATAATGCTCGACCTGGAGACTCTCGGAACCGGAGACCACGCAGCCATCGTCCAGATCGGCGCGTGCGAGTTCGACTCCAAGGAGATCCTCACGACCTTCCTACAGAACGTCCGACTGGACAGCGAGAACCTCGGGAGCATCGAGGGCGATACGCTGCGCTGGTGGCTGAACCAGTCTCCCGACGCGGTCGAGTCGGTCCTCCGGTCGATCCCTCGGACTCCGCTCCGGGACGCCCTGGAGGACTTCCGGAGCTGGCTGGTCGGCGACCAATTCGCGATCTGGGCGAACTCGCCGAGCTTCGACCTCCGTCTCCTTCGCCAGGCGTATGAGCGCTGCGGACTGGAGCCTCCGTGGAAGTTCTACCAGGAGCTGGACCACCGAACGATGAAGCATCTCGGCCGGCTCCTTCAGGTCCCGCGTCTCCAGTTCGAGGGAACGAAGCACAACGCCCTCGACGACGCGACGAACCAGGCCAGCTACCTGATGGCCGTCCTTGAGGAGATGAAGCTATGAAACGACGACCGAAGGCTGTGTGTATCGACGGAGACCTGGGTCGCCCGACGGACTGCGTCTTCCGCGACGGGACGACCTATGCCCGGATCGAGGGCGTGAAGGCGGCACGGGTTACCGTGGACATCCGTTTCCCCGCGGCGAACACCGTCGACTTCCACCTGATCGACACCGAGACGGGCGAGGAGTACTGCCACCGCGCAGCCCTGGTAGCGAGGCCGGTCGATGGGAGCTGAATCCGGAACCCGAGCGAACCTGGTCAAGATCCTCTGCCGCTTGAAACTCGACGCCTTCGCCGTTGAGAATCCGGCGCGACCCGGAACGCCTGACCTGAACTACCTTCACGGCTGGATCGAGGTGAAGCGAACGAAGAAGTGGCCGAAGCGGGCGGAGACGCCCGTCCGACTCGACCACGGATTGAATCAGGCCCAGAAGGTCTGGATCAAGCGCCGCGAGAAGGTCGGCGGGACGGTGTACGTCTTCCTGCACATCGACCGTGATCTCCTCCTCTTCCGCGGCGGTGACGCCGTAGACCACCTAGGCTCCGCGAACGCCGCGGAGCTTCGTGAGCTGTCCATCTTCGCCGTCCGCGGTTGGAAGGCGGTCGCCGACGAACTCAAGAGCCTACTATGCCCAACCCAAAGCCCGACGACGCCCGGACCTTCCTGAAGTGGTGGAACCCGGACGGACCTTGGCAGCTCGTTGCTATCGACCCGGAACAGAAGGGCAACCTGGTCGGGCGGACGTTCACCGACCTCGACGAGGCGGTCCAGTTCGCCAAGGACCAGAACCAACGGAGCAACATCTACTACACGCTGAACTCGCTCCGTCGGGAAGTGAACTCGAAGCCGACCCGGAAGGACATCCGCTCGATGGACTGGCTCCACGTCGACGTCGACCCTCGCGTCGGCGAAGACCTGGAGGAGGAGCAGAAGCGGATCGAAGGATTCCTGCGCCAGTTCGAGCCGCGACCCTCGGCGCTGATCTTCTCCGGAGGAGGCTACCAAGCCCTGTGGCGCCTCAAGGAGCCGATCGAGATTGAGGGACGCCAGTCAGCCTACGACGACGCGAAGCGGTACAACAAGCAGCTGGAGATCCTCTTCGACGCCGACGCCTGCCACAACGTCGACCGGCTGATGCGGCTCCCGGGAACGGTGAACTGGCCCGACGAGAAGAAGCGAAAGAAGGGGCGAAAGCCGACCATGGCCCGGATCGTCTGGGCCTCCGTCGACGACCACGAGCTGGGCGGAGTCTTCACGAAGGCGCCAGACGTCCAGAGCGACTCCCGACTCCCCACGGAGCGGTCCGTCGAGATCTCCGGCAACGTCGAGCGCCTCGACTCGACCGACGGGTTGGGGCTCCCGAGCCTCTGCCGCGGAGTCATCGCGAACGGCGAGGACCCGGACGACCCAGACCGGTTCGACGGCGACCGGAGTCAGGCGGTCTTCTACGTCTGCTGTGAGATGGTCCGGTGTGAGGTCCCTGATGAGACGATCTTCGCGATAATCACCGACCCGGACTGGGCGATCTCGGCCCACGTCCTCGACCAGGGACGTCCGGAGGAGTACGCCATCCGCCAGATCGAGCGGGCGAAGGAGCACGCCATCGACGAAGACCTCTGCGCGCTCAACGACGAGTTCGCCGTGGTCGGCGGCTCCCAGGTCCGGATCCTCCAGCAGTGGTTCAACGCTCAGCGCGGTGAGACGGAGTTCCGCTTCCTCACCAAGTCCGACTTCGTCCTCCTCCTCAGCGGGCGGTACCGGGAGATTGACCTGGGCGACGGGAAGGTGAAGGAGATCCCACTCGCCCTGTGGTGGCTGAATCATCCCCAACATCGGGTCTACGGCGGCGTGACCTTCGACCCGAACCGGTCCGTGAAGGGAGTCCTCAACCTTTGGCAGGGCTTCGCCTGCGAGGCGATCCCTGGAGACGTCGATCTGTTCTTCGAGCACATCAGGGAGAACCTCTGCGGCGGCGATGAGGAGCGGTTCAACTACCTCATTGGCTGGATGGCGAACGCCGTCCAGAACCCGGGCGAGCCGGGCCAAGTCGCCGTCGTCCTTCGCGGAAAGCAGGGCACCGGCAAGGGCGTCTTCGCCCACAACTTCGGTCGGCTCTTCGGTCGGAACTACCTCCCGGTGCGCGACTCCTCGCACATCTTCGGCCAGTTCAACGGCCACCTCCGGGAGTGCGTGTTCCTCTTCGCGGACGAGAGCTTCTGGGTCGAGTCGACCAAGCAGAAGTCGCTCCTGAAGAACCTCATCACCGAGCCGGAGTTCATGCTGGAGCAGAAGGGTCGCGACGCGACGCGGGCGCATAACTGTGTCCACCTCGTGATGGCCTCGAATGAACAGTGGGTCGTCCCGGTCGAGGGTCTGGACCGGCGCTTCTTCGTCCTCGACGTGAGCGACGCCCGACTCCGTGACGGCGAGTACTTCGGCCGGATCGCCGCGCAGATGGAGTCGGGAGGCTACGAAGCCCTGCTGCACTACCTCCTGAACTACGACCTGAGCGAGTTCGACGTCCGGAAGTTCCCGGCGACCGAGGCCCACAGCGACCAGTTCCAGTTGACGCTCCGCGGGTTCGATGCCTGGTGGTTCGAGAAGCTCCGCGACGGGCGACTCCTCGCCGACTCGGACGACGACGACGGTTGGCCGGACTGGGTCTTCAAGAGCGAACTCCAGCACGACTACCTCGCGAACGCCGTGCGCTGGAGCGCCAGCGAGAAGTCGACGCAGATCGCCCTCGCAAAGAGGCTCTCCGCGGTCCTGCCGGATGGCCTGGTCTCGGGTAAGCTCAGAGGGACGCACACCGTCCGGACGATGGGCGGCGACATCATCCAGCAGAAGGGTCCGTTGATCTATCGGATCCCGTCGCTGGAGGCGTGCCGAGCCTTCTGGGACTCGCAGCGCGGCTCCTATCCCTGGTCTGACATCGAGCACGTGGAGAACGATGACGAAGAAGAAACCCGTGGCCGCCCGTTCTAAATCGAGGGTAAGCTACCCTGCGGAGCTTCGCTCAAGGGCGAAGGTCTACCAAGCTGGACTGGTGACGATCGCGGTCCAGTTCCCCGACGGAACGAAGATGGAGCAGCAAGGGACCGCCGACGTCCTGGGCTGCCAGTTCGCGAAGTGGGCGATGGCCCTCCTCTTCGCGGACGACGTGAAGAACCTCCCTGACCTCGAACGAACGCTGAAGGAGCTACTCGATGCACCAATCAACGAAGAATGACCTGCAGAACCTTTCGAACTGGATGAACGACATCCTTGCCCTCGACCCAATCCTCGAAGAACTGGAGCCGCTGACCGGTGACGAGTTCTTCCCGGGCGCCTCCTACGCCACGATCACCTCGCTGATCGGGTCCAATCCGCGGATCCTCGCCTACAAGGTCGAGTCGCCGAAGGCGCTCGCGCCGCTGCTGAAGGCGCTCCGCGCCGGCGGCTGGAAGCGGACCGCCTCGTCCTCCTCGAAGCTCCGGCTCCAGGTCTGCTATTCACGCGACGGCTTCACGCTGGAGCTGGACGTCCACTTCGTCGAGACCGAGACCCAGCGCTGCCGGTTGGTCCCGGTCGGCGAGGAGTTGAAGCCGGTCTACAAGGAGCTGTGCGGCGAGGAACTCGCGGCGTGGGAGGCTACCCATGAAGCGTGAGTGGGTCGTGGAGCGCCTCTTCCCGGACGCCGACGGTCGAGCGGTGCTGTTGCTCTTCCTCCAGGACGCCGACCGGATCTCCCTGGTCGAGACGGAAGGGAGGTGGGACGTCTCCGCCCGCTTCCCGTTCTTCGTCGCGGCGGAGCCGGACGGGACCGTGGTCCGCGCCGGTTGGGCTCTTGGCCAGATTCTCGAAGCCGAGGTCCACCGCCGAACCCTCGACCGTATCGGCCTCCTCCCGCGGGAAGTCATCGGCGGCTACCAAACTGAGGTCGCCATCCGCTTCCCGCGGAGGTATGATTCAGCACGATGAAGAAGACGCTGACGATCCTCGCCCTGTTCCTCGTCCTCCCGAGTTGCTCGCTCTGGGAGAGCGCCCTGATCGCCGCGATGACCCCCGATGAGCCGACCTACCACGACGGCTACGGTCCCGGCGAGTCCCACTTTGGTCAGTCGACCCTCCACATGAACCACAAGGTGGTCGGTCGAGCCGCTACCCTCTCCCGCCGTCTCCGAACCCGCTTGGGCAACCGATGACCCACCCGACCTTCGATCTGATCCTCCGCCGCGCCTTCGACCGCCACGTCCTGACGGACGTCAACGTCGAGTACTACATGAACCACCACCTCGACTCGATGGTGATTCAGTTCAAGAAGTCGATCGAGACGGAGGTGTTCCGCCGCGAGGAGAAGGAGTCAGTGTCGGTCCCGGCTGACTGGTGGTCTCACGTGAAGAGGGACCTGTTGCCGCGGTGGATCGCCCGTAGGCTCTCGCCGCCGAAGCTGAAGCGCATCCCCATCCTTGTGAAGCTCACCCTAGTTCCCCGATGATCTCCATCCAACACGCCTCCCCGGTCCCGGTCCCTGCGGACTGGGTCGAGATCCCCCACGACGCCGACGTCGGTCCGTTCGCCGACCTCATCCTCCGGGACGGGCGGATCGCCCACGCCTGGCGGACCGGGTCCGCCGGCCGACAGACGACCTTCTACCACGCCCTGGTCTCCGACTTCGGTCCGGAGGTCGTCGAGGGCCAGTTGTTCCCGACGAAGGACCACCGAACGCCCTGGGACGAACTTCCCCGACATCCCTCCGCGTTCCGCTTCGACGTGACCATCGACGACTTCGTCGGCGTCGAGCCGGGCAAGTTCGTCGAGGACGACGGCGACCTCGTCGTCCGCGTCTCCCCTCGGTTCCTCCCTCTCCATCCAATCGTCGAGGTCGACATCACCCTCCAGCGGTTCTCACTCATGGAGAACGGCGGACCCGTCGACATCGAGATCGACTTCGGCGAGGGCGCGACCGTCGTGATCCCGCCGGAGTCCGCCGGCTTCCTCGACCTCTCCGAGGGACCGACGAAGGGAGTGCTCACGATTGCGCCCTCCGGCCTGGACTGGGGAACTCGTCCGACCTACACGGTCCGGGTCTTCTACGACACGCCCAACTCCTTCTTCGACGGTCCGCTGAAGGCGGCGGCGGCGTTCGGCGCTCCCCGGGCGAGTTGCCTCCCGCGGCGTTGGTTCCCGCTCGGCGTTACCCCGCGGACCGACCACCACGTTGAGGAGTTCTTCCGCTCCGAGCTTCTCCAGTGGGACCTCGACGAGCAGAAGAACTACGACGACCGCCGACCCTTCAGCCAGGCGTTGGTCGCCGGCAACGCCGGGTCCCAGCGGTTCGGGACGTCCTTTGACGGCGTGATCTTCTCGCTGCCGCCCGTCGAGGCGTACCGCATCATGCGGATCGCCGCCGAGGACGAACTCCTCCGCCCGGTCCACTGGCTCGACGAGGACGGCGAGCTGGCGACCGCCGCCGACTTCCCCTGCACGAAGACGGACCTGCGGGTACCGTTCCGCCAGCACAGTCCGAACTCGGACCTCCCGGAGGTGATCGGTGGATGGCCGCCGCGGACGACGCCTCACGGCGGTCGGACCGCCGACGACGACGAGCACACCGACGACCTCGGGTTGTTCGCCTTCCTCGCCCTGGTTGGGCGCGGCTCGAAGCCGTTCTGGGACTGCCTTGACCAGATCATGGAGCGGGAGGCGGCGGACTCCCGCCTTCACTCTGGGAACATCGAGCAAACTCGCGGCGTCGGTCGGTCCCGCTCGACGATGGCGAAGGCGTGCTGGCTCCGCCCGGAGAACGAGGCCTGGAAGTTCATCCTCTCGACCTTCTGGACCCACGTCGGAGCGAAGGCGGAGTGGAACAAGTCGACCGCCGGACCGCTGAAGCCGATCAAGACAATCGGTCCGGACCTCCGGATCCTGAACGGCGAGCACCGCGGGTTCATGCTGTACGAGCACGCGACCGTCGTCCAGGCGCTGGTCGAGTCGGCGCACGTCCTCGACGGCGGAGAACGGCTGGCCTGCCTCGCGGCGGCGCGGACGGTCGCCGAGACGATCCTCCGGTTGGCCTGTAACGGCGAAGCGCCCTGGCCGAAGTGGCTGGCCTACGTCGTCGGCGTTCCGCACGTCGGCTCGGGCCACGACGGCTACGCGACCGGTGAGATGCCGCCTCCGGGCTTCGAGACGCCCGGGACGAAGGTCCACGAGAGCTGGGTGAACGGCTCCCCGGGTCGAGGCTGGACCCGTTGGGCCGGCCGGGCAGCCTACCTCCTCCTGTATCTCGACGACCTCGAAGGCGTCTCCAGCGCCCAATCGGAGACGGCTCGGCTGATCGTCGAGGCGTTGGAGAACAACCTCCCGGCGTCGAGCGGGCACCGCGCGGAGCACTTCCGGATGACCGCCGCGCCGGTCGCCGAGGAGGATGCTCCCTTGGATTCCTGAAACAAAGACTAAAGCCGGCGGCGGAAAAAGTGGATAGGTAGGCAGCCATGAACACCCACCGCGCACGATACTTCGCCCGCCGCCGCGCCTTCCTGGCCTCCCTCGTCGTCGAGGAGGGACTGTGCCGGCTGTGCGAGCGCCGGTCCTCGGTCGAGAACTCGGTCGGTCCGACCGTCGTCGTCCCGGTCGCCGCTCAGATGAACCTCTGGGGCTCCTCGACCGTCCGCGTCTGCGGCGGCTGCCTCCGGAAATGGTACAACGCTGAGATCCGAGGCCAAGATGTTGCCTCCCTCTCCCAGTGAGGGTAGGATTCAGCGAACCCGAACCCTGAAGAGGAAACAAAGATGTCCCACGAAATCACGAACAACGACTCCTTCGGCTACGTCGGCGAGAAGGCCTGGCACGGTCTCGGCCTGGAACTCCCCGAGGGCCTGGGCGCCGTCGACGCCTTCGAGCGCCTCGGCCTCGACTGGAAGACCGACCTGCTGCCGGTCTACGCTGAGAGGTTCACCGAGAACGGCATCGACCGCGTCGAGGTCCCGTCCCACAGGCTCCACGTCCGGAGCGACACCGGCAACGTCCTCGGCATGGTCTCGGACGGCTACAAGGCTCTGGAGAACCGCGAGCTGGCCGAGATGGCCGACGCCTTCGCCGGCGCGGACCGGGCGATCACCGTCGAGACCGCCGGCTCCCTGTACAATGAGCGCCGGGTGTACGCCCTCGTGAAGCTCCCGGGCGAGATCCGCGCCGCCTCCGAGGACCTGAGCGTGCCCTACCTCCTCCTGGCGAACGGCCACGGCGGGACCGCCGCCTTTTCGATCCTCCCGACCGCCGTCCGCGTCGTCTGCGCGAACACGATGAACTACGCCGTCCACAAGGACGGAATCCGCGGGATGAGCTTCCGCCACACGGGAGACTTCCAGGCCAAGCTCGACGCCGCCCGGACCGTCCTCGGCGCGGCGAAGGATGAGACCGAGAAGTTCCAGGAGAAGGTGACCGCCCTGGTGGGCGCCGACCTCTCGGTCGGTCAGGCCAAGGAGTTCATCGAGAAGGCCTGGGACGCCTCCTTCGGGAAGCCGGTGAAGACCCTCGGCGAGGAAGCCCTGGCCCGCTACGTCGCCCGCCGCGAGCGGGACGTCACCCAGATCTTGGGAATGATGGACAATGAGCGGAACTCCCTCCCGGGGATCCGCGGGACCGCCTGGGCGGCGCTCAACGCCGTGACCGAGTTCCACGACCACGTCCGCGGTTGGTTCAAGGACGCGGACAAGTCGGAGGGTCGGGTCGCCTCGAACCTCTTCGGGACCTCCTCGGCGGCGAAGCGGAAGGCGATGAAGCTCGCCCTCGCGATGGTCTGAGCGGGAAAGCGGTGCCGGCTTCCGCGGGAAACGGGTATCCTCCGGGAACCCGTTTTCCCACAGGAGGATAGCATGGCAGCAAAGCGCCGTCGTCGGAAGAAGCCGGAGGACCGGCTCGCCGAGTTCTTGGAAGCCGAGGAGAAGAAGCTCGCGATGAAGCGGTGCGGAACGTGCTCGCACGAACCGACCCGCGAGATCGTCTCCGCCCACCTCGACAAGATTCAGATGGGGGAGACGACGATCTCCCTGAGCTACGTTCACGCGAACCTCCTCATGGACATGGGAGGACCGAAGAACTACGAAAGCGTGAAGCGTCACGTCCGCCAGTGCCTGAAGCGGGACGTCCGGACCGGGGAGCCGCTGGCATGAAGAAGATCGAAGAGCTGGTCCATGCCTACTACTGGCTGGGCGTCGCCCGACGCGAGGAACGGATCACCGACGAGGAGTATGAGCGACTCACAAAGAAGATCGCCGATCGCCTCCTGAAGATCATTCGCAAGGAGCTTCGGAAATGAAGGACCCGATCCAGAAGTTGGAGGAGTTCCTCGCCGCGCCGGAGCAGGTGTTGAGGGACGAGAAGGAACTGAACAAGGCGAAGCTCCGAAAGGAGAAGGACCGCGCACGGAAGGCGCGTGAGCGGGCGATGAAGCGGAAGGAGACGCCCTCGGCGGAGGACCTCCTCGCCGACCTGATCCGCGTCGCCGAGGATCCCGAGACCAACCCGTGGTGGAAGACCCGGACGATCTCCCGGAAGCGGTACGAACTCTGGGGCAACTACCCGGTCGAGCACGTCGAGAAGAGGTTTGGTCAGTTCAACCACGCCCTGGAGGTCGCTGGGCTCCGTGACCAACCCGGGACGAGGCTGTGGAAGGCGAAGCGGGCGAAGGAGTCGCGGGCGGAGCACGCTGCGCGCTACCTCGAACGCTACGTGGCGCCGTACGTGGCGGACCCGAGGCGGCTGGGTATCGGGAAGGAGAGCTACAGGCTGGTCTCTCTGAGCGATACGCATGGCCTCCTGATGGACCCGTTCGTGTTCGCTGCCGCGGTCGCCGCCGCGAAGGACGTCGGCGCCGACGGCTTCCTCCTGAACGGCGACATCATCGACGGGAATCAGCTCTCCACGAAGCACCCCAAGCCGCCCTTCTACACGCCGGCGCTTCAGGACGAACTCGACCACCAGTGGTGGATGCACAAGATCATCCGGGAGGAGCTTGGGCCGGACGTCGACCTGTTCAACACGAACGGGAACCACGACCTGATGGACCGCCTCGGGATGTATCTCACCCAGGTCGCTCCGTCCCTCGCGGATCTCCGCTCGCTGAAGGTGGACCGCTTGCTCGGCCTGGATGAGTTCGACGTGAAGCTGTTCCATGGCGGCTCCTTCGTCTCGCCGGAAGGGACCGAGGATGCCCACACGGGGTTCCTCCTCTTCGGCTTCTACCGCGTCCATCACGGCTGGCTCATGGACGCCGAGAAGGAGCTGGCCGCCGCCGGCCGAAGCGGACAGTCCGGTCACCTACACCGGGCAAAGCTCGCGTATGGGACGACCGAGGCGACCGAGGGGATGTCCTGGATGACGACGCCGATGGGCTGCCGCCACGAGGCCGGTCGCTGGTATTGCAAGGGCACGACCGCCGGCTGGACCCGAGGGTTTGGCTTCGCTGAGCTCTTCCCGGACGGAACCGTCCACCAGTACCCGTGCGTGGTCAGCGTCGGAGAGGACGGACGCGAGCGGGTGAGCTGCGAGGGATTCACCTACACGAGACCGGAGGCGATGACCGATCCCTCCCCGGTCGAGCTGTGGATCAACGAGGGGAGGACCGACCATGTTCGATAGGTTGCTTGCGCTCCTCGTGACTCCGCTCCAGTGGGCGATGAACTGGTTCCCGCGGATCGCCGTCCTTCACCAGTATGAAGGCGGCGTCCGAGTCTACGGCGACTCCGTCCGGACGTTGAAGCCGGGTTGGTACTGGTGGGTGCCCAACGTCCACGAGATCCTGACCGACAACGTCGTCCGGAAGGCGCGTGCGACGCCGGACCAGCTCCTGCTAACGCTGGAGGGGAAGCGGGTCCGGGTCGGTTCCGTTCTCGTCTTCAGAGTCGTCGAGATTCAGCGGTGGCTCGTGGAGAACGAAGACCCTGACGAGGCTATACTCACGGAGGCGGAGCGAGTCGTCCGAGAGGCGATCACCTCCGGCGTCGAAGGTGACCTGACCTTCCTCGCTCGCGAGATCTTGGAGCCGGCGTTTGGCGTCGAGATCGAGCGACTGGCCGTGACGAACTTCGCCGAGACGGACGCCATCGACCACTCGGGGATCAACCTGGTGATGACGAGATGAACGACGCCCTACTGATGAAGCTGATTCGTGCGACCTGGGGACCGGACGCGGACGACGAGACGTTGTTTGCGATGGTCGGCCTCGCTGGAGAAGCGGGCGAGGTCGCGAACCTCGCCGCGAAGGGAATGCGCGGTGACTTCGTCGCCGAAGAGATGAGCCTGGTCGACCATCCTGGAGTCTTCCGGAGCACGAATGCTTGGGCGAAGGTCGTCGACCGCCGGGAGAACCTGATCGGCGAACTCGGCGGCGTCCTGTACTACTGGAGGGCGCTCTGCTGGAGGCTCGGCGTCGAGCCGGACGAGGTCGTCGAGAAGCTCGACGATAAGCTCCGGTCGAGGCTGGAGCGGGGAGTCATCCGAGGAGACGGCGATGATCGCTGAGCTCCTCTTCTGGTGGTTCATCACCGGTGCGGCGTTCGTCGGGCTGTGGGGCTTCCTCGGAGCGATCGGTGACAAACGAAGACAGTGAACTGTTCCGTCGCCTCCTCGTCGAGTACGGGAAGACGACGGCGTCCGCTCTCCGCTCCTTCGGGATCGAAGCGACGCCCGAAGAGGCGGAGAGCATCGTCCGCGAATCGCTGATGGAGGCGGTCCGCGAGTTCTGGAAACGGCGCTGGCTACGGCGCCTGGAGAACCCCAATGCTGAAGAGAGCTAGTTTGCTAGCCGTCCTCATCCTGGCCGCGTGCGCCGGGACGACGGCTCGGGAGGAAGTCCTCCTCCCCGCGATGAGAGTGGCGTGGCCGGCGATCGCCGAGTCCGTCGAGCTTGCCGGTGGCGATCCTACGCCAATGACCCTCGCCCTGGAGGACGGGTTGGTGGCGGGCGTCGACTGGCCCTCCCTCATGATCCTCGCTCACGAGGGTGTAGACCTGCGTCTCGCCGCCGGCGAGATCGGACCGAACGGTGCGAAGATCTTCCGGAAGCGGATCCTCGCCTTTGACGACGCCTTCCGGAGGATGACCCGATGAACGAACTCGCCGAACACCTCGACAACCTCCTCCGGGAGGTCCGGGCGGAGTCGAACTCCGTCCGAGTCTACGCCGCCGAGATCATGGCGGACCTCGCCGCCGCCGTCGGTGAGCCGGGTTACTCGGAGGCGCTCCTCGCCGCCCGCGACGCCATCGCCCTCCGAGCGGGCGTCTCCGCGGTCGACTCCGCGGACGCTGCTGACCGGGAGGTCCTCGGGCTCATCTACGGCTTCCTTGCGGGAGGCGTCCGATGAAGGGCTTCTCGACCGTGATTCTCATGGGCTCGCTGACCCGTGACGTCGAGTTCCGGAACGCCGGCGACACCGTCGTGGGCTCCTTCGGCGTCGCGATCAACCGGACGTCGCCGTCCGGGCGCGACACCGTCGCCTTCGTCGACGTCTCGATGTGGGGGAAGAGGGCGGAGGCGTTCGCCCGGTTCCACAAGAAGGGATCGCCCTGCATCATCCAGGGTCGGCTCGACTTCGACGAGTGGACGGGGAAGGACGGCGGGAAGCGGACGAAGCTGTATGTGACCGCGACGGACTGGGACTTCGTCCCTGGCGGGAAGGCGCGTGATGAAAGTCCTTTCTGAGCTCCTCCAGTCGAAGAAGTTCGTGGCGAGCCTGATTGGGCTGGTCACCGCGGTCGCCGTGAAGCTCGGCGTGCCGGAGACCGAGGTCGAAGAGCTGGTGGCGATCGTCTCGCCGATGCTGGTGTATGCGGGCGCCCAGGGCTTCGCCGACCTTGGGAAGGAGCGGGTGCGGGAGGAAACCCGCGGAAAGATCCAGTAAGCAAACCGGTGGCGAGGTCCGCCGCCGGTTACCCTCGGCCGTACCAGAAACCTGGTGCGAACCACCCCAGCTTACCTGACAGCCGAGGACCGAGTTGCAGCCGAAACCAGTTGATCCCCTGGGGTCAAGTGTGGTTCTGCGAAGCGCCTCCAACCTCGGCCGAAGTTGGGAAGGAGCCGCAGACTGAAGATTGCAGCATGTTCCCGATGTTCCATGTGGGGGCCCAGGCTCGAAGACCACCCAAACCACAGCATCTACCCCATATCATATACCCCCTTTTTTTACTAGTAGGGTAGTAAGTAACTAGGGCGCCGGAGGGTAGCGTAGCGCCGGAAGTTTCGGGTGCACATAAACCAGGCCACATGACCGCTGGCGGTTGGGCTCCCACCCCCAACCGCTCCTCGGCGCTTGCGCGTTTGGGCGCCTCCCGCTACGGTCGCGCCCGATGGCAAAGCGATCCGGACCCTACAAGCTCACGGACACCGCGAAGGAGGCGGCGATCCGTGCCATGGAGAAGACCGGGAACGCCGCCGCCGCCGCGATGGCCGCCGGTATCAGCCTCTCCACCTACTATGGGAAGGTGGGGACAACCGAGGAGCGGTCTGACCCGGAGTTCCGCGAGGCGATCCACCTCGCCAAGGAGCGATACATCCTCAGCCTCGAAGAGGAGGCATATCGCCGAGCCGTCGAGGGCTGGGACGAGGACAAGCTGGGCGCCGGCGGCGTGATGTACAGCGTCCGGAAGTTCTCGGACCCGCTGCTCATCCACCTCCTGAAGAAGAAGGCGCCGAAGGTCCACGGAGACAAGGTCGAGGTCGAGCAGACGACGACCGTCCGCGGCGACATCGGCCTCCGCGACCTCAGCCCAGAGTCGAGGGACCTTCTCCGAAAGATCATTGAGCGAGAGAGCGAAGGGTGAGCCGGCATCCGGGAGAGGCGGCGACCGAAGCCAGCGTGTCGCGTCCGCCGGGTGACCGGCTCCATTCTCTTCTGAAGGCGGCGCTGGCGAACCCGAGCGCCGCCCTCTCCGAACTGGACAAGGTCGAGAGCGAGGAGAGCCTCCTCGGCTTCGTGAAGCGGGCCTGGCACGTCCTCCACCCGTCGACGCCGTTCGTCTCGGGCTGGGCGATCGAGGCGATGGCCGAGCACCTCGAAGCGGTCACCGCCGGCGAGGTGAAGAAGCTCCTCATCAACGTCCCTCCCGGCTTCTGCAAGTCGATGCTCACCAACGTCTTCTGGCCCTCCTGGGAGTGGGGTCCGAAGAAGCTCTCGCACCACCAGTACATCAGCGCCTCCTACGAGAAAGGCCTGGCGATCCGCGACATGGTCTATGCTCGCGACCTCCTGAAGTCGGAGTGGTTCGCGGAGAAGTGGCCGCTGTCCTTCAAGGCGGACTCGGACGGCAAGGAGTTCTACCAGCTCGAAGAGCGTGGCTGGCGCTTCGCCGCCTCGGTCGGCTCCGGCCTCACCGGTCGCCGCGGTCACCGGATCATCGTCGATGACCCGCACTCGGTGAAGACGGCGGAGAGCGACCAGGAGCGGGCCACGACCGCCTTCTGGTTTGCAGAGACTCTCCCGACCCGCTTCGTCGACCAGAAGAACCCGGTGATGGTCGTCATCATGCAGCGCCTCCACGAGGCGGACGTCAGCGGGACGATCATCAACAAGCTCCTCGAATCCCAGGACTGGACCCACCTCTGCATCCCGATGGAGTTCGAGCGGAAGTTCGTCTCCTGGACGAAGGTCCCGAACGGGACGACGCCGGCGAAGGTCCGGAGGGTGAAGGAGGACGCGGAGCCGATCCCGTACTACATCCCGGACGAGTCGGGTGAGCTACGATACAGGCAGGACCCGCGGACCGAGGAGGGTGAACTCGCTTGGCCGGAGCGGTTCGACCGCGACTCCGTCGAGGACCTGAAGGCAGCCTTCCGAGCCGAGGGCGGGACCTACGCTGAAGCCGGCCAGCTCCAACAGCGTCCGGTTCCTCGCGGCGGCGGGATGTTTCAGCGGAAGGACTTCGGCTTCATCGACGCCGCGCCTGACATCCGCTACGTCTGGGGCTGGGACCTCGCAGCGACGAAGGACGGCGACGGAGCCTACACCGCCGCCGTGAAGCTCGGGCGGAAGGACGGCCAGCTCATCATCGCCGACGTGATCCGGTTCCGCGGCTCGGCTCACGAGGTCGAGCAGGCGATCATCCGCGCCGCCTCGGAGAAGTTCCCGATGTCGCTGCCCCAGGATCCGGGTCAGGCCGGTAAGGCGCAGAAGGCGCGCATCACCTCGCTCCTCCTTGGGCGTGACGTCCAGTTCTCGCCGGAGACCGGCTCGAAGGAGGACCGGGCGCGACCTCTCGCCGCGCAGAGCGAGGCGGGCAACCTTGTCCTCGTCCGCGGAGCCTGGAATGACGCCTTCATCGGCGAGGCCATAGGGTTTCCCCGAGGTCGGTACAAGGACCAGATCGACGCCGCCACTCGTGCTCTCGCCTTCCTTCAGGAGCGGGAGCGAGGCTCTTCAATCTCAACCGTTCCGGGGATGGTCGTCACGTAATGGCTTGATGCGGACGGAATGACCCGCGGTCGCGGGCGGACAGGGCGCGGTCCCACCTAGAAGCCTACCTCCGTGGCGAGGGACTTCAGCACCTGTCCGCCGCGCTGCGACTTCTCAAGGCGGCGGTCGACGCCGTCTCCAAAACCAGATAGCTTCGACAAAGATGGCTGACTCCAAAAGAGGGATCCTCGACGCCGGCGTCGAGCGAAATGCGTCGCCGTACGAGGCGGTGGGCGCTCCCGGCGTCGCCGTGTACGGTGGCTACATCGTCGAGTCGGAGAAGGACAAGAGCCTCACCGGCCGCGAGAAGTACCGCACCTACAGCAACAACCTCGCCAACATCGCGATCGTCGCGGCGGGCGTTCGGTTCTTCCTCTCGATCGTCGCCAAAGCGCAGTGGACCGTTGACCCAGCGGACGACTCCAGCGAGGCGGAGGAGATCGCCGAGAAGGTCCAACGCTCAATGGAGATGATGACGACGCCCTGGCACCGGATCGTCCGGCGGGCGGCGATGTCGCGCTTCTACGGCTTCTCCGTCCAGGAGTGGACGCTGGTCCGCGACGAGGAGGAGGGCTGGATCCGATACCTCGACATTGAGCCTCGTCCGCAGCTGACGATCGAGCGGTGGGACCTCGACGACTCGGGAACCGTCCTGGGCGTCATGCAGAGGGACCCGCAGGACCAGAGCGAGATCTATCTCCCACGGCCCAAGCTCATCTACGTCGTCGACGACACGCTGAACGACTCGCCCGAGGGACTCGGCCTCTTCCGCCATATCGCGAGGGTCGCCAACCGCCTGGAGCGGTACGAGCTTCTGGAGGGCTGGGGGTATGAGCGGGACCTCCGCGGAACCCCGATTGGCCGTGGGCCTCTCGCCGAGCTTGCTCGGATGCAGGACAACGGCGAGCTGACCGCCGCCCAAGTCGAGGAGCTTCGCCGCCCGATCGAGACTTGGGTCCGGAACGCCCTGAAGGGGAAGGACACGGCGCTCCTCCTGGACAGCTCGGTCTACCGAGGGACCGGCGAGCAGCAGACGCCGAGCAGCTCCCCGCAGTGGGACATTAGCCTCCTCCAGGGCGACGGCGGACCGCACGAGGAGATCGCCTCCGCGATTGAACGCTGCAACCGCGAGATCGCCCGCATCCTCGGCGTCGAGCACCTCCTCCTCGGTAGCGACTCGACCGGCTCCTTTGCGATGAGCCAGGACAAGTCGAAGAACTTCGCCCTACTGGTCGACTCGACGCTGGTCGAGCTTCGGGCGACCTTCGAGCGGGACTACCTGGACCCGCTCTTCGAGTTCAACGGCTGGCCGAAGAAGCTGAAGCCGTCCTTCAAGATCGAGCAGGTCCAGCACCGCGACCTGGAGGTCCTCTCTTCGGTCCTCCGCGACGTCGCGACCGCCGGCGCTCCGCTTGCTCCCAATGACCCGGCGATCAACGCGATCCGCGAACTCGCAGGCCTCCCGGACGCACCCGAGGAAGACCTATCACTGCCGCTGTCCCCGCTTGCCGAGACCGAAGTCCCAGAGACCGATCTCCCCGAAGTCGAGGAAGAGTCCGACGATGAGTGATCCCACGGAAGAACGACTGGCCCGCATCGAGGTCCTTCTGGAGAACCTGACATCAAAGGTCGGCGTCCACCAACAGGAAGCGGCCGGCCACTACCAAAGGCTGGAGCGAACAATGTACGGCGACGGGAACGGCTACAAGGGAATGGTGGTCCGAATGGACCGCCTGGAGCAGGAGAGCGAGAGGAGAGTCTGGCGTGACCGGGCGGTCGTCGCTGCGGTCCTGGGCCTTCTCTCGAAGACGATTCTGGGGTTCATCCTCTGATGGGTACCGTCTCGACCGTGACCATCGGGACGGACACCGTCTCGGTCTACAACCTCGACGACGGCGACACGCCGGCGGAGAACCTCGCCAGCTTCTGGAACGTCCGGCTGGGCGACGTCGCGACCGCGGTCGCCGCCGCCTCGACCGACGACCTGAACCGGTCGCTGGTCATTGCGTCGGACTGGCTCGATCGGGCGATCACCTTCAGCGGGACGAAGACCGTCGAGGGCCAGGACCGAGCTTGGCCGCGAGACGGCGCTACGTGCGACGGTACGGCCATCACCGACGGAACAACGCCCGGGGAGCTGGCCTTCGCCGCCTTCTGGCTCGCGGGCCAACTCCTCGTGGACCCGACCCTCGCTGAGTCCGCTGGGCAGGGCTCCAACGTGAAGAAGGTCGGCGCCGGCTCGGCCTCGGTCGAGTTCTTCACGCCGACGATCGGGTCCGGGCGGGACATCCCGATCCCTCGGGTCGCCTTCGACTACGTGAAGTGCCTCCAGGGCGGCTCGACGTCGAACGCCGGCGGCGTCGCCTCAGGCACGGACTCCTGTTCATCCTTCTCGGAGGACGGCTTCGAGCGATCGGACGGCTTCGCATGACCATGCTCTCGGTGATGTTGTACCAGGACGAGGAGAAGCGAGACCGCTTCACCGTCCACGAGATCGTCGACGACGACACGCTCAGGAACGTCACCGACGAGTTCAACGTCCAGGTGGTCTCCCTCGTCGACGGCGAGGAGGCCATGCTCATCTCTCGCAAGAAGGAGAAGCCGGATGAGCAGTGACCTCTTCAAGAACCTCGGCATCAACGTCGGGAAGCTCGTGAACGACAACCTCGGGGCGAGCCTCCTCCCGGCGACGCTGACCAAGGTTACCCAGGGCGCCCGCGACGTGAACGACCCAACCGCCGGCCCAACGGAGTCGACAACCGACTACAGCGCCCGCGGGTTCATCGACAACCAAGACCGCCGGAACCTCGACGGGACGCTGGTGGATGACGGGACCAAGGTCGTTGTCCTCCTCGGCGAGTCGATCTCCGGCGGCGTAGTTCCCACGCCGGCCGATCGCGTGACGATCGAGGGCACCCTGTACTCAATCGAGAACGTCGACCGGGATCCGGCCTCGGCGACCTACACCATGACCGTGAGACCGCGATGACCAGCAAGACCCGACAAGAAGCCCTTTCCCCGATCCTCCGAGACGGCTCGGATCTCCCTACGCCCAACACCGGTATCGGTATGGACGTGACCCTCGTGACTCCCCAGAAGATCACGCTGAAGCTCGACGCCGTCGAGATCGCCGTGGCCGCCGCCGACGACTTCGGCTCGGTGAAGCTCCTGGACTGGCCCGATGCGAACCTTCACGTACTCGGCGCGGAGGTGAACCTCTCGATCGTGAAGGGCGGCACCACCAACGGTATCGTCGCCGCGACCGACCTGGACATCGGCATCGGCTCCGCCGCCGCCTCAAACGCGACGCTGGCCACGACCATGATCGACTTCCTGGAGAAGATCGACGTGAACGACGACGCCCTGACCGTCGCCGTGACCGCCGCATCGACCGTGGGCCAGAGCACCGCGACCTTCCCGAAGCAGATCGCCGACGGCGCCACCAACGCGCTGTATCTCAACCTTGCCGCCGCCATCACGGCGGACGACACCGTCGCCGTCTCGGGCACCATCGACATCTACGTGGTCTCGCTCGGCAACCGCGGTAGCTGATGGCTGACGTTCGCCTCGAACGGGCGCTGGACAATGCGGAGCCGGCGCTCCGTGACGCCTTCCTCGACATGATCGAGACGATGGGCGCCGCGGTTCCGACGTCGGAGCTGATCGGGCTTCTCCAGTCCGGTCGGTTCGACGAGGCGCTCGCACGGACTCTGCGCTCAGCGACCCGGCTCCCGCGAGAGGCGACCCGTCAGTTCATCAACGCAGCGAACGACGTTGCCCGCCAGATCAATCGCCGGCTCGGCGAGATCATCATTGACTTCGACCAGACAAACCCGTTCGCCGTCCGGGCGATGCGGAACAATCAGCTTCGCCTCGTCCAGGGCTTCACGACGCAGCAGCGGCTCGCGACCCGCCGCGCCCTGATCGACGGTCAGCGAGAAGGGCTCAACCCGAGGGAGATGGCTCGGCGCTTCCGCCAGAGCATCGGCCTGAACGCCCGCCAGGTCCAAGCGGTGTCGAACTTCCGGACCGCTCTCCAGAGCCTCGACCCGGCGGCGCTTCGTCGGGAGCTTCGTGATGCCCGCTTCGACCGGACGATCATCAACGCGATCAAGAACAACCAGCCGCTCACCCAGAGCCAGATCGACAAGATGGTCGACCGCTACAGCGACCGTCAGCTCAAGTACCGGGCGGAGATGATCGCCCGGACGGAGGCGCTCCGGTCGGTCCACGAGGGGAACAACGCGATGTTCCAGCAGGCGTTCGAGGAGGGAGTCCTCGACCCGGCGCAGATCACCCGGGAGTGGAACTCCGCGAAGGACGACCGGGTCCGCGATACGCACAGCGCGATGCACGGTCAGACCGTCGGAGCCCAAGAGGTCTTCACGTCGCCCTCGGGCGCAACTACGATGTATCCGGGCGGATTCGGCGTGGGCGCGGAGGACATCCACTGCCGCTGCGCGGTCGGAACTCGGATCAACTCGGTCGTCCCGACGGGCGGCGTGACCGGAGTCATCCTATGAGGAACAAGATCTTCCTGTCCGACGGCGGACCGACGGGTGACGACTTCATCGCGAGGGTCACTCAGGACGGTCGGGTCTACGTCACGTTGGACGGCGAGGCGCTCAATGTCTCGGTGACCCCGAGCGGAACGCAGGACGTGAACATCGTCTCGCCGGACCCTGTCAACGCTGAGGTCACCAACTTCCCCGCCAGCCAGACGGTCGACGGAACCGTCTCGGTCGACAACTTCCCGGCGGTCCAGACGGTCGACGTCGACGACTCGACGCCGATCGACGTGAATGTAGCAAGCCCGAACCCGCTCCCCATCGACGTAGCGAGTCAGACCGGCGGACCGTTCTCGGTGAACGTCGAGAACGCCGATGTCCGGAACCCGCTCGCGGTTCAGTTTGGTGATACGGCCCAGCTCGACGCCTTCGCCCGTCTCCGCGTCTCGCAGCCGCGTGCGATCTTCAACAGCACGTTTGTTTACGGGACGAATGAGGGCCAGTGGGCGACGGTCACGACCGGAGGCGGAGGGATCCTCCACCTCCCCGAAGAGCAGACGGTCCTGGTCACCGCGCCGTCGAACCTCGACACGGTGACCCGCCAAACGCGGGAGTACTTCCACTACCAGCCCGGCAAGAGCCAGCTGATCCTTCAGACGTTTGTCTGCTTCGGCAGCGACCCGTTCGTGACGAAGCGAGTCGGCTACTTCGACGACGCCAACGGGATCTACTTCGAGGACGCAGGCGGCCAGCTCAACATCGTCCTCCGCTCCTCGACGTCGGGCGTGCCGGTCGAGACGCGCATCCCGCAGGCGTCCTGGAACCGAGACACCTACGACGACTTGGACATTACCAAGGCCCAGATCCTCGTGATCGACGTCGAGTGGCTCGGCGTCGGTCGCGTCCGCGTGGGCTTCGTCCAAGCCGGCGCTCCGGTCTACGTTCACGAGTTCCTGAACGTGAACATCCAGGAGACCACCTACATGGGCTCCGGTTCGCTGCCTTGTAGGGTCGAGGTCTCGACTTCCGGAGGAACTCCGGCGCTCAACACGGCGGGGATGCGTCATATCTGTACGTCCGTCATTTCGGAGGGCAACCAGGATGATGACGTCGGTGCTCTTTACGCTGCGACCCGAGTCAACGTGAAGACGGCGCCGTCCGGCGGGACCTACGTCCCGATTGTCGCCATCCGCCTGAAGAGCCTCCTCAACGGGAAGGTCCCCCACAGCCGGGTCCAGATCAACGGGTTCAACATCCTGAACAACGGAAACAGCCCCGTCAACGCCGTCCTTCTTCTGAACCCGACTCTGACCGGCGCGACCTTCTCGTCTGTCAACGCGGACTCGGTCGTCGAGGCGGATCTCAACGCGACCGCCGTCAGCGGCGGGACGGTCCTCCGCTCGATTCACGTCCCAGCCACGAATCAGTCGACGAACCTGGTTCAGGGAGATGTCCCGCTCCGCGGACTGCTAACAAACGCTCTCGACGGGATCCGCGGGACCGTCGTCCTCGCCGCTACGGCACTGAGCGGGACCGATCCCGTGGCCGGATCAATCGAGTGGACCGAATACCAGTGATGGGGGTTGTCTCAAGTTTGTCTCCCGGGTATCTCTTGAGCTTGTACTATGAGTCTCGACTTCAAGAAGGGCGTGACCGTCGAGAAGATCGACGCGCAGCACGGCGTCGTCTTCGGCTTCGCAATGGTGTCGAAGGTCGACGGGGAGCCCTTCTTCGACTCGCAGGGAGACCACATAACCGAGGAGGCGCTCCTCGAAGCCTCCCTCCACTACATGGAGGGCGACCGGGTCGCGAAGGAGATGCACCGCGGCGAGCCGATGGGGAAGGTCGTCTTTGCTTTCCCCCTCACAACCGACATCGCAAAGATGCTCGGGATCGAGAGCCGCCGGACCGGGCTGATCATCGGGATGAAGCCCTCAGGCAACGTCCTGAAGAAGTTCGCCGACGGGACCTACACCGGCTTCAGCATCGGCGGATCCTACGTGGAGAGCATCGACCATGATTGACCCGAAGACCGGAAAGCCGAAGAAGACGGTGATGACCCGCTTCAAGCTCGACGAGATCTCCTCGGTCGACCGACCGGCCCAAGCGCCGGCGCTCGCAGAGGTGATGAAGTCGGAGCAGGGCGTCGCCGTTCCGGACCTCGTCGAGTTCGAGAAGGCGCTGGCGAAGCAACCGCCCGAGGTCGTCGCCGCCGCCCGCCAAGATCGGGAGGCGATCGCGAAGGCGGTCCAGGCGGCGGTTACGACGATGACCGACGGACACGCTCACGTCCTCGTGGGCGTTCGAGGGAACCCCGAGACCGGCGAACTCTCCCAGCTCCAGAGCGGCATGACGTCATACGTTGACGGCCACTGTCACTCCTGGGTTCGGGACGACGCCGGGACCATAATCATCGCGGACGCCGAGGGCCATACCCACGGGATCTCGGTCCGCGTCGAGAAGGAAATGCCTCCGGAGAAGCTCGTGGCTCCGGACCAAGGCGACGAGTCCACGGGTGAGTCCGCCGAACAAATCGGCAAGTCTGACGGAGCACCTATGTCCGACCAGAAGCAGAAGGCCGCGGATCCGGCGGTCACCCCGGAGCAGATCGAGACGCTGACCAAGCGCCTGGAGACCGCCGAGAAGTTCGGCGCCCTGACCGACGCCGAGAAGGCGTTCCACAAGTCCCTCGACGGCGACGACGCCGATGCCTTCCTCGACCTCGACGCGGACGCCCGCGTCGCGAAGATGGACGCGGCGAAGGCGGAGGATCCGGTGGTCTACACCGCCCTGAACGGCGACGTCTTCCGGAAGTCCGACGATCCGCGCCTGGTGAAGGCGTACCAGGAGATGGACGAGGAGAAGAAGCGCCGCAAGGAGATGGAGGAGAAGGCGAAGATGGAGGAGACGAAGCGGAAGGCCGCGAAGTTCGCCCACTTCCCCGAGGACACCGCCCTCTCCCTGGCGAAGGCTCTCTCCGCTCTCCCGACCGAGGATGCCGAGCGAGTCGAGAAGGCTCTGACCGAGGTCGACGCCGAGCGCAGCAAGGCGTTCGCCAAGGCCGGGACCTCCGCCGACGCCGGCGAGGACGTCGATCCCATCGAGGCGATCGCCAAGTCGCTGATCGCGAAGAACGCCGACCTGACGCCCGAGCAGGCGTATGTCGCGGCGATGAACACTCCCGAGGGCAAGGCGGCGTACGCGAAGCACGTCGGTCTGACCTCCTGATCCCCCCGAAGAGGAGAACCCAACCATGGCTACCTACCAGAGCTGCAAGACCGTCTCCGTCCTCGCGGGCAGTGCGGTCACCATCCACCGCTTCGTCGCACTCGCCGCTGACGGCAAGTACGACCACGTCGCCTCCGCGCAGGGTCGCGCCGACGGCGTCGCTGCTGAGGGCGTCGCTGCTGAGGACGACGTCTTCCCGATGGCTGTCCCGGACGGTGCGATCGTGAAGGTCGAGGCGGGCGCCGCCGTGACCCGCGGCGCGCAGGTCGCGTCCGACAACGTCGGTCGCGTCATCGACCACGTCACCACCGCCGGTAACTACATCCTGGGTACCGCCCTGGATGCGGCCTCCGCCGCCGGCGAAGTCATCCGTGTTCAGTTCTCCGTCCACCAGGACGGCGCCTGATCGTTCATCCGACCCTCTGAGGAGAATCGAGAATGCCTTTCATCCAGCCGAGCCGGTCGGACGTTCACGTCGACCGCCCGCTCACCAACGTCAGCCTCGCGTTCCTGCAGCAGGCCGACAACTTCGTGGCCGATCGGGTCTTCCCGGTCGTGCCGGTCTCCAAGCAGTCCGACAAGTACTACACGTACGATCGCGGGATGTTCAACCGCGACGAGATGGAGAAGCGTGCTCCCGGCGCGGAGAGCGCCGGCGCGACCTACACCCTCTCGACGGACAGCTACAGCGCCGACGTCTGGGCGCTCCACAAGGACGTCGCCGACCAGGTCCGCTCGAACGCCGATGACGCGATCCAGCTCGACCGCGAGGCGACCGAGTTCCTGACCCACAAGGCGCTGATCCGCAAGGAGCGGAACTGGGCCACCGAGTTCTTCACGACCTCGAAGTGGACCACGGACTTCGCCGGCGTCGACAGCGCCTCCCCGGGCGCCGGCGAGTTCGGTCGCTGGGACCGAGCCGACGCCACGCCGATCGAGGACATCCGCCTCGGTCGTCGGACCGTCCACGAGTCGTGCGGCTTCCGGCCGAACAAGCTCGTGCTGGGCCGTCCGGTCTACGACGCCCTGCTGGACCACCCGGACATCGTCGGTCGTCTCGACCGCGGTCAGACCACCGGTCCCGCGATGGTGCTCCGCCAGAACCTCGCTGCGCTCTTCGAGCTGGACGAGATCCTGGTCATGGACGCGATCTACAACACCGCCGCGGAGGGCGCGACCAACTCGCACTCCTTCATCGGCGGCAAGAACGCCCTGCTGGTCTACGCCGCGCCGAGTCCGGGTCTGATGGTCCCGTCGGCTGGCTATACCTTCAGCTGGACCGGGCTCCTCGGCGCCGGCGCTCTCGGAACCCGCATGAAGCGGATTCGGATGGAGCACCTGGAGTCGGATCGCCTGGAGATCGAGATGAGCTTCGACCACAAGCTGGTCGCCGCTGACCTCGGTTACTTCTTCAGCGCGGCGGTGAGCTGATGGCCGGCTGGGGCGGTGAAATCGCCTCGGCCGCATCGGCCGAGGCTGCAACCATCAGCGACGACTCGGCCGACAACTTCAGCCGAGAGGCTGATGCCCTGTACGTGGGGACCGGCGGCGGTGACGTCGCCGTCGTCCTCCCGGGCGGGACCGCCGTCACGTTCACGGCGGTCCCTGCGGGAACCATCCTCCCGGTCCGGGCGATCCGGATCAACTCGACGAACACGACTGCGACCGACGTCCTCGGTCTCTTCACGCGAGCACGATGATGCGAAAGCCCAACCGAGTCCGTCACTGGAAGCAGCACTTCGATCCCCGAGCAGACTACGTCTTCCTGAAGGCGATGAAGCTCGGCGAAGGCGAGGTCCGTCCGGGCGACCCTCTCACCCAGGAGCTTCGAGACGCGCACGTCAGCGACGTCCGCCTGAAGTTCTGGTGGAAGGCGAGGGTGGTCGGGCTCGCCGAGTTCTACGAAGCCCCGGAGTCGGAGCCTCGCGTCGTCCGTCGAGGCGGCGGCTGGTACGAAGTCACGATGCCCGGGGAGACCGAGGCTCGCACGGTCCGCGGCGTCGCCGCCCTGGAGCAACTCCTGGCGGAGGTCTGATCCGATGCCGCGCCGCCTCGGTATCGGAACCGGCCTGACCCGGATCCCGTCGCCGACCGGCGGCGGAGGAGGAGGGGGAATCACCCCGAAGGCGCCCGACGAGGTCGCCCAGCTCTCGACGTGGTTCGATCCCGCGGACCTGACGGCATATACGCTGAACGGCGTCGCGGTCCGGGAGCTTCGGTCGCAGGTCGGCGGAACCTTCCCGCTTTCCTACCCGGGCAGCGACACGTCGGCGCCCTCGATCGTCTGGCTCGGCGACAAGACCGCCCTGAGCTTCGACGGCGGCAACGACTACCTTCTCTGTAACCAGAAGCTGGCGCCGGAGCACGTCGTCGGTTCTGACGACTTCACGGTCATGGCGGTGATTCGGACCGTGAACCCGGACTTCGCTCCGCTGGTGAACTTTGGCGCCATCGACGGGCGCTACAGCCTTCGGATCCAACCGGCCGGAGAGGTGGGCTTCTTCATCGGACCCGACACGGGCGCGACCGCCCGGACGGCGACCGCTGCCGGACAGGGGATCGCCAACGACGGCCTCGTCCACGTTGTCACCGGACAGCGGGTGAACAGCGAGGACAACCTGAAGGTCTACCTCGACGGCGAGCTGATCGCGACTGAGACGCAGAACGGCGTCGGGAGCCTCGATCCGTCAAGCACTGCGGGTCGCATTCAGAACCTCCTGATCAACGTCTCACCGGCGGGCGCCGGAGTCACGAACTACCACCAATCAATTCACGGCGACGTCGTCATCTTCAAGGGCACGGTCAGCGACGCGGACCGCCGCGCCGTCGAGGAGTTCCTCCTCCAGAAGTACCGGCCAGTCCCACTTCAGATCTCGGACATCAGCTTCTGGCTCGACGCGACGAACTCTGGGACGATCGACGCAACCTCCGGCGTCGCGGTCTGGGTGAGTCAGATCGGCTCGGAGGTCGTAATGGAGCAGACGACCACGAACGCCCGCCCGTCCCTCATCACGGAAGGCGACCTCAGCTGGATCCGGTTCGCCACGAACGACTACCTGACCAGCGGCGGCGGCTCGGAGGCCGAGGAGGCGATCAACTTCGGCGCCGACGAGTTCACGATCACGACGGTCGTCCGGACCTCCTCGGTCGTCCTCGACCTTAGCGTCCTGAACAAGGGCAACTCGGGTCGCTACCTCCTCCGGATCAACGACACCGCTGCCGGCTCGGTCGCGCCGTTCATCAGCGACGGCACGGACGTCGCCTTCGCCCAAGGCTCGGGAGACGTCAGCGTCAACGACGGCAACCCGCACGTCCTCACGATGATCCGCGACAACGTCGCGAACCTCCTACGGATCCGCCTCGACGGCGTCGAGGTCGATACGGTCGATTGCTCCGCGGTGGGCGATATCGACGACACCTCCGCGACCGCCCAGGAGGGGAAGCTCCTTCTTGGCGCGACCGCGAACGGCGCCGCGCTGGTCGGCTACTACAACGGCGACATCGGCGAGGTCATCTTCTACAAGAAGAAGCTCGACGCTGAGGAGCTGTCGCTGATCGAGGACCACCTCTCGACGAAGTGGGGCGTCGCCTGATGGCCTCTCGTCGTCTCCGCGTCGTGGTGAACTCCCTGGAGGACTTCCTCGACCAGCTGATCAAGAAGATCGTCCTGGACATCGTCGCCAACCTCCGGCGGGCGCCGTCCGAGGGCGGCACCCCGGTCGATACCGGTTGGGCTCGGGCGAACTGGCTGCCGTCGATCGGCGCTCCGCTCGGACCGGGCGACACCTCGGGGATCCGGCCGGAGACGCCCAACAGCGCCTCGACGACGGACCAGGACTCTGGTCTCGCGAAGGTCGCGACGACGTACCAGACCGAGAAGGGACCTGTCCACATCACGAACAACGTCCCATACATCGTCTTCCTGAATGAGGGTTCCTCGAAGCAGGCGCCGTCCGGCTTCGTCCAGCGGGCGATCCGGAAGGCGATCATCGAGGACCTTCCCGGCTCGATCGGTCCGACGCCGACTCCGCCCGGGACTCCGCCGAAGGACCCGGTCACCGGCGGCTTCCTCCGGAGGCGCGGCTGATGGTGACGCATACCGAGATGCGGACGGAGGTGACCAAGTACTTCCGAGCGAACTTCACCGGCCTCCCGGAGGCGCGGATCGACTTCCCCAACGAGAACTTCACGACGCCCGTCGGTCAGACTTGGGCTCGGTTCTCGATCGTCAACGTCACGTCTGTCCAGCGGTCGCTCGGCGACGTCGGGCGGCGGAAGTACGACCGAGGCGCCTCGGTCTTCGTCCAGATCTTCTCGCCGAAGAACACGGCCCAGAAGCCGGCGGACCTTCTCGCCGAGGAGGTTCGCGAAGTCTTCGAGGGCATCCACCTCGTCGGCAACGACATCCGTTTCAGGAACACGACCATCCGAGAGATCGGAGTGGATGAAGGCTGGTACCAGCTTTCGGTCGAATGTGAGTTCGAGTATACCGAGACCCGATAAGGAGACCTCATGTCCAGAGTCAGCACCAACAACATCGGTCTCCGCTACGTCATCGAGAGTTCTCTCGGTGTCGCTCCCACGACGGGATGGCGGAGCCTGGAGCCCAACGACATCACGGACTTCGGCGCCGAGATCACGACCGTCGAACGCCGTCCCATTTCGCCGAACCGTTCGGAGCGAAAGGGTACCACGACCAACCTGGAGTCGTCCGTCGGCTTCGAGGCGGACCTCACCCTCGACGCCTTCACGGACTTCGCTGAGGCGTTCGTGTTCGCCCAGTTCGCCAACGACGAGTTTGACCTGAAGAGCAGCTCCGCGCCGCCGCCGGCGGTCGCGACCGGCGACTCCTTCACGATCGACGCCGCCTCCGCGCAGCTCGCCGGCAAGATGGTCTACGACGCGGCGGGAGCGATCACGCTCGTGAAGTCGCTCGGCTACGCGAACGCCGCGAACAACGGACTGTTCCCGCTGGCCGCGGACGTCGCCCCGACCGATACCGCCGTCCAGGTGACCACCGGCTCTTCCCTCGTCGATGAGACGCCGTCGGCCAACGCCTCGCTTCAGATCGCGGGCGTCCGCTGCGCGATCGGCGACCTGGCGCTGACGGTGACCGGCTCGACCGCGACGATCGTCTCCGCCGCCGACATCACCGACTGGAGCACCCTCGGCCTCTTCGTGGGCCAGTTCATCCACGTCGGCTCGAAGGACCCGTCCACGGGCGGCGCTCAGAACGTCTTCGACGACGGCGCCGGCGGCGACGTCTTCGGCTACGCCCGGATCGCGAACATCGACGGCGCCACGCTCACGCTCGACAAGCTCGACGTGAACCTGGATACCACCGACGCCGCGAACGCGACGGTGGTCGACATCATGTTCGGTCGGTTCCTCCGGAACGTGACGGTGGGTTCGACCGCCGCTGACGGCGAGTACCTGGAGCGGACCTTCACCTTCGAGGGCGAGTACCCGGACCTGGAGGGCGTCGGCTCGGCCGGCTACGAGTACCCTGAGGGCAACTACGCCAACGAGTGGGCGCTCAACCTCCCGCTCACGGAGAAGGCGACCGCCAACTGGGGCTTCATCGGAACCGACACGCCCGAGATCACGGACACCCGGAAGACCGGACCGAGCGACGCGGTCGACCCGCTCCGGACGACGGCGATCAACACGTCCTCGGACATCGCGGTGATCTCGACCGACGTCGTCTCCTCGCAGTCGGACGTCTGCTTCCAGAGCCTCACCGTGACGCTGAACAACAACGCCTCGCCGCAGAACTGCCTCGGCACGCTCGGCGCGGCGTTCGTCAACGTCGGTCTCTTCCAGGTTACCTTCGAGGGCGACATGCTCTTCACCCGGAAGGAGATCGTCAACGCGATCCGGAACAACCAGACCGTGACCTTCCACACCATCATGAAGAACGATGACGGTGCGATCGCGGTCGACCTCCCGGCGGTTACGCTGGGCGGCGGCGGCCGGAGCTACCCGGTCGACGAGGCTGTTCAGGTCTCGATCACCGGCCGGTCCTTCTCGGACCCGACCGGAGTCATCCCCAACGTCGCAATCGGCGTCAGCCTCTTCGCCGAAGTTCCGAGCGTGCGACCCGCTACCTGAGAGGCAACCTAAGCCACCACCATGTCTGACCACTTCGACTACGTCTCCGACTTCTCCACGGCCCAGGCTATGTCCTGGGTCGACATGCCTGAGCTCGGTGAGCGGGCGCGGATCCTCCTCCGTCCCGCTACCCAGGAGGGCAACCCGGCGTATTACAACGCGATGCTCCGCCTCTCGGGGAAGCGCGCACGCCAGCTCGCCCGGTCCGGGACCATTTCGGTCGCGGACCTGGAGAAGAACCGGCTGGACGACCGCCAGCTGTTCCCCAAGTTCATCATCGAGTCCTGGGAGCACGTCGAGACCCGAGAGGACCGTGGCCGACCCTTCGCTGAGAAGGAGTTCGTGCCGTTCAACCGCGAGGCGGCGACGGAGCTTTGTGAGAAGCTTCCTGCTCACCTCTTCGACCGAATCCGGAACCACGCGGCGACGGAGGAGAACTTCTACCCTGAGGAGCAGATCCCGCCGGATGCCGAGGACCTCGTGGGAAACTGAGGGAGCGCCTCCTCTGGGAGTTGAAGTTCGCTCGCAGCGGCTTCGCGATCACGTCCGGCCAGTACAAGGCCAGCACGGGTCGCGAAGCTCCGGACTGGTTCTTCGACCAACCGACTCCCGAGCGAGGCGACGACCTGTACCTAGACGGCTTCTGGGAGCTGTCCAGCTGCCGAGACTTCGGGATGGGCGTCGGTCCGATCCCCTGGGACAAAATCGTTCAGTACGCCCGCTGGGTGAAGCTCGAACCGGACCTGGAGGTCCTCTTCGTGCGAATCATCCGCGAACTGGACGAGGTGTACCTCCGAAACTGTAAGGAGAAGCGCGATGGTGGACTTCAGAATCGACGTGATCGTGAATCCGCAGGGCGTTCGTCCCGGGACTCGCGTCGTCGAACGGGAGCTCACCAAGGTCGAGAACCGAGCTGACCGGGCGCGAGCCTCGGTCGGTCGGCTCTTCGGCGCCTTCGCTGCGGTCGGTCTGGTCACCCGGTCGGTCCGGGTGATCGCCGAGTTCGACCGGGCTATCCGGGCGGCGGGCACGATCGCGGGAGCGACCGGCGACGAGTTCGAGCGCCTTTCCCAGAAGGCCCAGGAACTCGGCGCGGCGACCCGCTTCACCGCGACCGAGGCGGCGAACGCCCTGACGGAACTCTCCCGCGGTGGCTTCGCCGTGACAGAGTCGCTGATCGCGGTCTCCGATACCCTCACCTTGGCCCAGGCCGGCAACATCGGCCTCGCCGACGCCGCGAACACCACCGTCCGCGCCATCCGGGCGTTCGGGCTTACCGCCGACCAGGCCGGCGACGTCGCTGACGTCCTCAGCACGGCGGCGAACTCCTCGACACAGACCCTCGGGGATCTTGCCGCCGCCTTCCGGTTCGCCGCGCCCGCCGCCGCCTCGGCGGGTCTCTCGATCCGCGACACCGCCGCTGCCCTCCAGGTCCTCGCCGACCAGGGTCTTTCCGGGACCCTTGGTGGCACCGGCCTCCGTCAAGTCCTCGTGGCGCTCCTCGCTCCGTCGAAGGAGGCCGAGAAGGCTCTCCAGAGGTTTGGACTCACGGCCCAGGACGTCAACCCGGGAATCGTCGGTCTGGAGACGGCGCTCGCGACGCTGAAGGAGCGAGGCGTCGACGCCCTCAACGGCGCCTTCGAGATCTTCCCGGCACGAGCCGGCTCCGCCTTCCTCGCCCTGACCGCGAACGCTGGCGCGATCGCCGAGGCGAGGGACGGACTGGAGGACGTCTCCGGGAACGCCCTCGCGACGGCGAAGAGCCTCGACGACAACCTCGAAGGCGCCCTGAAGCGGGTCCGGTCGGCGTTCGAGGCGGTGATCCTCTCGGTCGGCGACGCCGGCGCGACGGGTGCGCTGCGGGGGTTCTTCGAGTCGCTCGCCGTCGGTCTCCGCCGCCTCGCGGCGAACGGCGACCAGGTGATCACCTTCGTGAAGACCCTGACGCTGTTCCTCGGTCCGCGCTTCCTCCTCGGAACGATCCGAGCACTGACCGCGGCGATCGCGGCGAACCCGATCGGCCTGCTGGCGGTCGTGATCGCCGGCGTCGTCTCCGCGATCCCCGAACTCCAGGCCAAGATCACCGACCTGACCCGGACGATCTTCGGACTGGGCGAGGCGATCCTGGGCTCCTTCGACTTCCAGGGACTTCTGGTATCCTTCGCCGGGACGATCGACCAGCTGATCGGCTTCTTCTCGGGGTTCGGCGCGGCGGCGGGCGCCGTCTTCGACGCCCTCTCCACGAAGCCGGACGAGGTCGGCGAACTGATCAAGAAGGGACTTCGCGACGCCCTGGAGGCAACGCTGAAGTTCTTCCTGGCGACGTTCCAGACGATCGGCCGGATCATCACCGGTCTCGGCTCCGACATCATCAGCCTCGTCGAGAATGTCGGCGGAGCGATCGGAGCGATCACGAGCGGTAACCGAGCCGCCGCCCAAGCGTTCGCGGACAACCTGGAGTCGACCCTCCTCCGGTCGGCGAACCGCGTCGCGACGTTCACCGGCCAGGTTTCCGGCGACCTGAAGAAGCTCCAAGGCATCGACATCCTCGACCCGGTCACGCTGACGCCCCAGGCGGCGGAACTCGGCGACCAGGTCGCCGCGGAGTTCGCCCGAGGCTATGCGGAGAACTCCGGGCTGGTCGTCGGCGCGATCCAGGACTCCTTCGCCCGCGGCGCGGCGGGAGCGCCTCAGGTTCCCGGAGAGGCCGGCGCTCAGGCCGGCGTCGCCGAGGACGGAACCGGAAGTCCGCTGGGTGACGCCGTCGCCGGAGCCTCGGACCAAGTCTTCACCCTACAACAGCAACTCGATGCGCTCGACGCGAAGACCGACTTTGGCTCCGGTATCGCTCGCGGGTTCCTTCGTCTCCGTCAGGAGGCCGAGGACCTCGCCAAGGTCGGCGAGGACGTCGCCAACGTCTTCGCGGACCAAGCGACCGATGCCATCCTCAACTTCGTCGAGACTGGCAAGTTCAGCTTCAAGGACTTCGCAAACTCCGTCGTCCAGGAGCTACTGCGCATCATCCTTCGTCTTCTGATCGTCCAAGCCCTCAACGCCGCTGTAGGTGGCGCAGCGGGCGCGGTGGGTAATGCGGCGGCAGGAGCTGCCTCGTCCGCCGCGTCGTCTGGTCTTTCCGGCCGGCGACGCGGCGGGCCAGTCCAGCGCAACCGTTCCTTCGTCGTCGGCGAGAATGGGCCGGAGATCTTCACCCCTAACCAAACCGGACGGATCGCTCCGAATCCGGCGGATGCTCCCGCCGCCGCACCGCCGCAGATCAACGTCCAGGTCGTAACCGTCGAGGACCCGGACATGGTTCCGAAGGCGATCGCCTCCGGAGCCGCGGATGAGGCTATCATTGTCCGAGCGGGCGAGAACCGGGAGCGGTTCCAGCAACAACTCGGAGGCTGATACATGGCATGGATCACGGAGACCGGAGCGGGATCGAACCGCCCGGCAGACTACCACGAACTGGTTTGGAAGATCGTCGCAGCGGCGACGTCCCAACACGTCGCGACGGTCGCGGTGAACGCCGCCGGGACCGGTTACGTCGTGGGCGACGTCCTCACGCTGACGCATGCCGGCGCGGCGTTCGATGCCCGCTTCGAGGTGACGACCGTCGGCGGCTCCGGCGACATCACCGGTCTCCGGATCGTCTCGTCCGGTGCCTTCGCAAACCGGCTCGCCTCGGCGGCGGTCGCGGCGGGCGGTTCCGGCTACGCCGTCGGCGACGTCCTGGAGGTCCAGGGAGGGTCTGCCCGGGAGAAGGCCAAGGTGGTGGTCGCTACGCTCTCGGGCTCCGCGGTGGCTACGGTTACCGTCGCGGAGTCCGGGGGCGCATACGCCACACCTCCCGGCTCAGGATCGGCCACGGTCGGAGTCGGACCGAACGCCTACGCCGGCGACGACGCCGCGACCCTCAACCCGACGATGACCGGCCTGATCGGGACGACCGGCCTCTCCGTGACCGGCGGAACCGGCTCCGCGGCGACGGTCGACATCACTCTGGCGGAGACGGGTTGGGCGGTCGACGATCGGAACACCGACAACGTCTCCTTCAACGGCGTCACAAATGAGAAGGAGGTCGTGCTGGTCGGCGACGCGACGGGAAGGACGAACAAGCCCTACATCGGGCTCACGACCCTCACCCGGACGAACGGACTGGACACCCGCTACGGGATCGCCCTCCACGGGATGACCGCCCACAACCCGGCGATCGCCCTGTCCGCCCAACCGGCGCTCCTCGGAACCCCGGGAACTTGGAGCGACTCGCTACCCTACCTTGTCGGACCAGAGAACCAGGCTCAGGAGATCGACCTGTTCATCTCGATCGACGACGTCCGCCTGACGGGCGTGATCAACGCGAACCCGGGCGCGGCGACGACGACTGACGGAGCGTATCTCTCTTTCTACATGGGGTACCTCGACTCGCTCGCGACCGAGGCGGAGGCTCCCTATCCGATGTTCATTCACGGTGCCTGTCGCTCGGTGAACGTCGATCCGGCGAATCCGTCGACCTCGATCTCCAGCATGCCCGAGTTCGCGAGGGCGACCTTCACTGCTCCCGGCGGCCATTACTTCTTCTTCTCCGAGACGCAGAGTTGGCGGACCTTCGAGGGTGGCCGTCTTGACAACAGCGGCGAACTCCTCGGCGACCAGGTTATCTGGCCCAGCCAGATGACGACTCCGGTAACCGACCCGGAGGACGACGAGTTTGTTCCCGAGTCCCGCGAGACGATTGAGCTACCCTACGACGTCTTCAGGACGGTCCGCCAGGCGGCAGTCCGACGTTGGCTCCCGATCCCCGGATCGACGGCCAAGCACTACCCTCTCCCGTTCGTGATCACCAGCCGCGACTCGACGACCTTCAGCGAAACCCTCGACCTCCCGGTTGGGCAGCTCCGCGGTTGCTTCTGGGTCTTCAACTCGGACGCGAGCGGGAACGCCTACGCGAACTTTGCGGAGGACTACCTGGAGGACGGCAGCGATCGGTACCGGGTCTTCCAGAACCACCGCAACAATCAGCGGTACAACTTCTTCTGCATCAAGGAGGACGTCTGATGGCGTTCACGCAGCAGATAACGACGAGCACCGCGGACTTCTTCTCGAAGCTCGACACCTTCCTCACCGCCAACGGTTGGAGCACCCATCGGAACGCCGGAGCGGGAGAGTTCGCCGCCTGGAAGAACCCCAGCGGCTCGATCTGGATCACGATGGGCTGCCAGTGGGATACTTCCGACCCGCGGCACATCGGGATCTACCAGTGGCACGGCCAAGCCTACGACAACGGAACGCCGGGACTGACCGGGACCGTTCCCTACGACCAAGACGACGATAGCGGCGTTGGTCAGGCCAGCACGACCGCCTCGACCCTCGACAATGGTCGTAGCGTCGACTTCGGCTCCGGAGGGACGGGCATCGAAGAGTTCTGGTGCTTCGAGGACACGAACTATTTCCACGTGGTTATCCGGCGGGATGGCGACATCTACGCCCACTTCGGTGCCGGCTACCTCGACAAGACCAACGACTGGACCGGCGGCGAGTACGCCTACGGCCACCGGCGCGACACGGCGTATTCGAACGGGCGCGGAGTCCTTCAGGGATCTTCGACGATCCTCCTCGACGGAGGCCTGTCGGACGATGGAGTCGGCGGCGTTACCTCCGCGGAGGACTGGTGCGGAACCCTTCACATCGAGGGGATGAGCGAGCAGACGACGGAGAAGTGGGGCTCCGTCCTCGCCGCCCGTCAGGGACCCGCTGACCTCGGAACGGCGCGGAACGGCGACTCTCGCATCCACATCCTTGGCGGGTTCCGCGGAGGGATTCTTCCTCAGTCCTTCGGATGGTTCGCGGGAACCCGCGGGCGCGGATTGGTCCCGTTCGTTCCGATCGCCCTTGGCTACTACAACCGATCCAACGGCGACATCGCGTGGCCGATCGGCTACATGCCGGACGTCCGAGCAACCTCAATTCGGAACTTCGCCGCGGAGGAGGAGATTGTGGTCGGCAGCGACGCCTGGGTCATCTTCCCGGCGTACCAGATCGGCTCGGACGCGGCAGGCAAGTCGCGGAACCTGGCCGCGGTCTACAAGAAGGTCAGCTGAATGGCCGCCCGCTCCGCTACGGTTACCGACAACCCGATCCTTGACGTCTTCGCTCCGTTCGCGGGCGTCGGCGGTATCGGGCTCCCGTGGAACCAGTGGAGCAACGGCGGTAAGCCCGATGGGCAGCTCATCCCGGACTTCGGTCCGACGCCCGTATCGGATCGCGAGGCGGACCAGCTCGGCGTCGCGGCGACCAACACGACTTCGGTCCTGGACGCGACCGTTTCAGAGGACATTCCCTACCAGGACTGGTTCGATCTGATCCACCTCGTCCCGCGGAGTCCGGTCGCGTTCGGTAACATCATCACGCAGATTGACCGCGAGTTCGAGATCTACAGCGCCTTCCGGACGGAGACCAAGACCCTCTCGGCCGTCGTGAACGGCGTCGCGCCTGGCGTGGAGTTTCCGGAGATCACGACGCCCGTGGCGGTCCCTCCCCAGACGTCGATCCTCGGCGCTGCGACGACGGGAAACAGCTTCGGGGTTGGGCTCGGAACGATCGAGCTGACCTTCGTTCGAGCGACCCAACAAGGGCTTCCCGCCTTCGACGGCTCGGTGGTCTTCAGCTTCACCGGAGCCAACAGTCCGTTCCTCCTCCTCTCGGGCTCTCGCATCGTCCTGATCCCGTTCCAGTTCGAGGCGGAGTTCGATGAGTCGCTGGAGTTCGCAACCGAGGTGATCGAGTCCATCAGCGGGAAGGAACAACGAATCGCCCTGCGGGATAACCCTCGCCAGATCTTCGACGTCGAGTACAAGCTCGACGGAGCCGACCGCCGGCGAATGTCGGCGCTCCTCTTTGATTGGGCATCTAAGACCTTCGGCTTCCCGCTCTGGAACGAAGTCGTGTTCACGACCGCGGACGTCCCGATCGGGACGACGTCCTACCCGGTCTCCGACGCGAGCGAGGTCGACTTCCGCGCCGGAGGTCTTGCGGCAATCATCACCGACTCGAACACCTTCGACGTGATCAACGTCGACTCGGTTACCACCTTCAACGTCGTCGCCTCGGATCCCTCGGTGAACGCCTATCCGGCGGGAACTCCCGTGATGCCCGTCCGGACGGCGATCCTCCGCGGAGCTGTTCCGACTCAGCAGGCGATTGTAAACCTTGAGACGTTCCGGACGGAGTTCGAGGTCACGGACAACGCGACCGGAGCGCCCGCCGCCGACGCCAGCGGGTTCTCGACCTACAACTCAAAGGTCCTCTTCGACGACTGCAACGCCGTCGAGGAGAGCGGGATGCCCGGGGAGCGGATCTTTCGCGTGTATCGCCAGGACAACCAGACCGGTAAGGTCTCGATCACCTCCGCCTGGGACAACGGCAAGCGGACCTTCTTCAAGGGCTTCGTCGCCCGGACGCGGGCAGAGCTTCAGGCGCTGAAGGGCGTCTTCCTCGCCCTGAAGGGTCGCCAAGTCTCCTTCTACCTCCCGACCTTCGCGGAGGAGATCCTCCCGGTCGACACCGCGACGATCGGGACGAACACGCTGGACATCGAGGCGATCGGCTTCCCGATCTACGCCCAGGAGCGGGCGCCGTTCAACCTTCTGCGGATCGAGCTGACGGACGGGACCGTCCTGATCCGGACGGTCACCGCTTCGATCGACGTCGACGAAGACACCGAGCGCCTTACGCTCGACGCAAACTGGCCGGCGACCTATTCGGCGGACGAGTTCCGGCGCATCGACTTCTACGAGCTGGTGAGATTCGACTCGGATGCGATGCGCCTCCGGTATAGTCGGATCGGATTCGCCACCACTAGGATGCCCGTCAAGCGGGTCTTCGATTCATGACCTCCTTCAACGCCCTCGCTACCAGCGTGGAGGGGTCGCGCCCGATCGAGCTTTATGAGCTCACAATCGGATCGACCACCTACCGCTACACCAACGCCGACGCGGACCTGTCCTACAACGGGAACGACTACCTGGCTGTTCCGATCACGCGGTCGAAACTCTCCCAAAGCCAGGAGCGCCAACGGCGGAAGCTCACGATCAAGCTCCCGACCTCCCTACCGCTCCCGCAGCTGTATGTAACCAACGTCCCGGGCGAGACGGTAACCGTGACCCTCTTCCGCCTTCAGCGCGACGAGGTCCCGAGCTTTGACACTCAGGTCCTCCTCTTCACGGGAATCGTCCAGAGCTGCGCCTTCGAGGAGGATACGGAACGGGCGGCGCTGACCGTCCAGTCGTTGGAGTCCGCCCTAGGCCAGAACGTCCCGCGGATGACGTTCATGGGCCAGTGTAACAACTTCCTGTACGACCAGTTCTGCGGAGTCAACCCGGATGACTTCGACTACGTCGGCGCGGCGACCGCGGTCGACGGGAACACGGTGACCGTCTCCGGCGCGGCGGCGTCTGGGATCGAGTTCACGGGAGGCTACGCCCGACCGACCGGGTCGAATGACTTCCGCCTCGTTGTATCGCAATCGGGGGATGACCTCACGCTCCTCCTCCCGTTCTCCGCGGACGTCGTCGGGTCGGACGTCCAGATCTTCGCCGGCTGCGACCACCTCATCGAGGGCGACTGTGCGTTGGTCTTCGACAACGTGCTCAACTTCTCCGGCTTCGCCTTCGTCCCGAACAAGAACGTCTTCCAATCCGGACTCGACGAATGAACAAGCCTCTCCACCTCGACCCGGACTTCGGTCTGGGCTGGTTCCGTCTCTGGTTCCGAGCGCAGCCCAAGGTCGTCCAGTGGCCGCTGGGCCTCCTCATCGTCGTCCTTTCCATCATCGGCTCGATCCCGCCGGAGTCGACTCCCGGTCAGCCTCGACAGGCGTTCATCGTCACGCTGGCGCTCTTCGTCGTCGCCCTCGTCCTCTCCGAGCTTCTCCGGCCCAAGCCGAACTTCGAGGACGCGAGACCCGCGACGCTGAGCGACTTCGACGTGCCGACCGCGACCGAGGGACGCGTGGTGCCTCTCGTCTTCGGCCGGACGATCATCAAGGGTCCGAATGTCGTCTGGTACGGCGACCTTGAGCAGACCGCGATCGTCGAGAAGGTGAAAACGGGTCTTTGGTCGTCGCAGCGGATCACGAAGGGCTTCCGCTATTCGCTCGGAATCCAGTTCGCTCTCTGCCGTGGTCCGGGCGTCGTTCTCCGCTCGGTCCGGATCGGCGAGAAGGACGCATTCACCGGGACTATCACCGGTCCCGAGGGTCGGTTTGACATCCAAGACTCCGAGTTCCTCGGCGGCGACGAGTTCGGCGTGGGCGGTATCGCGACCACCTGCGACTTCTACTCGGGCGAGCCGGACCAGCCGGTCAACGGCTACCTCAACGACCCGGACCGCCAGCAGATCGCGACCGCCGCGACGCCGACCGCTCCCCGCTACGCCGGGACAGCCTACGTCGTCGCCCGCGAGTACACCTCAGCGGCGCCCGTCCCGGGGAACGGCGGAGCCTACGTCGGCAACTCGACGTCGATCAAGCCTTGGGCGTTCGAGGTCGAGCGATATCCGCCGTTGTTCCAGGGACAGAACACCGGGGAGAACAAGATCGGCTCGGAGGGCGACTGTAACCCCATCAACGTCCTGTACGAGCTTCTGACCAACGTCGAGTGGGGCTTTGGATTCGCGGCCTCGACGATCGACACGGGATCCGGGTCGACCTTCCTCCGCGCCGCGGACGCCGCGATCGCCGAGGGTCTCGGCTTCTCGATGCTCCTCGAACGCCAGCTGGCTGCCAACGAGCTTGTCGCCGAGATCGAGCGCCACATCGACGGCGCGGTGTTCCTCGACCAGACGACCGGGAAGTGGTCGCTCCAACTCGCCCGCGGACCGGATGACGCTTTCTTCGGCTACGACATCAACACGGTCGCGCAGCTCTCCGACGACGACATCAGCGCGATCAACGACTTCACGCGAGGCTCCTGGGAGGATACCACCAACCAGATCTCGGTCGAGTTCGCGAAGCGGTCCGACCGCTACAAGATCTCCTTTGCGCTGGCCCAGGACATGGGGAACGCGATCCTGCGCGGCGGAGGGAACGTCTCAACCCCGAAGTCCAACCCTGGTCAGGTGAAGATGCCGGGCGTGAAGAGCGCCGCGACCGCGTCGCAGATCGCCTGGCGCGAACTCCGCCTCCAGAGCTACCCGTTGGCTCGCGTTACGCTGGAGACCAATCGGAAGTTCTATGACCTGAAGATCGGCGGAGTCTTTGCGTGGACGAACGCCCGCCGCGGGTTCACGAAGCTCCCGATGCGCGTCCTGTCGATCGACTACGGCTCGCCGACGTCGAACAAGATGACGATCAAGGCGGTGCAGGACGTCTTTCAGTTCGCTGCCGCGTCCATGGGTGACCCGCCGCCGAGTGGGTGGATTCCTCCGTCGACCGTCCTCCAGGCTTACCCGACGGACTCCCAGATCGCCTTCGAGGCTCCCCGGGCAATCGTCGTCCGCGATCCGTCGTATGGCGGGAACCAGGACGTGTCGAAGGTCTGGGCCGCTGCCCGCCGGCGGTCGGGCGAGGTCGCCTTTGAGATCCACCAGCGGAACTCGACCGGAACTCCGGCCGGCTCCTTCGCCCTGGCCGGGACCGTCACGCAGTTCCTCCGGATCGGCGAGCTGGCAAGCGACCTCGACGCGGGAACCGCGGTGCCGACTTCGGCCATCACGGTCTCGCCGTCGCCGGATTCGCAGACCAACATCGAGTCGGTCTTCGACGACGGCGCGACGCTGGGCGACCTCGGCACGGATCTCTCTTCGCTGATCCTCGTCGGGACGGAGTTCATGCTCGTCACGAGAGCCGTGAACAACGGCAGCGACGTCGACCTGGAGAACGTATACCGCGGCGTGCTCGACTCCGCTCAGGAGAACCACGCAGCGGGAACGCCGGTTCTCCTCCTCTTCGTCGGCGGCGGAATCACGGACACAAACTTCCCGACGACCAACAACGTCGATATCGAACTCCGAGCAAGGTCCTCCTCGGCGGTCTTCAGCGGACCGGTGAACACGATCTCACTCACGATGGATCGACGGGCCATCCGCCCGTATCCTCCCAGCGTCGTCTTCTACAACGGCTCCTCGACCGAGTTCGGAACGCCGGACGCGGAGGGCGACGGAACCGGCCTCAACGGCGTCGGCTTCGACGTAAGCTGGTGGCGCCGCCGCTACGATACGCCGGGTGAGCTGATCGGCCTCCTCCTCGACGAGGTCCCGGACGCCTCGACGGAGTACCGGGTCCGGGTCTACGTTGACCCGTCCGTCTCGAATGACCTAGCCTTCGACTCGGGCTGGGTCTCGGGAGCGGGACCGGTCACGCCGACCCTCGCCGAGCTGGTGACCTTCGCGGCGGTCGGGACGGAGGTCCGGGTCCGGATCGACGCCCGCCACGACGTCGGGACGCTGACCAACCTCGAATCGAGGAACGCCTTCATACACGACGTCGTCCCGACGACGTCCCGCGGCGGCCAGTTCTACCTCGGCGGCGATCTCCGGGCCAACATCGCGTCGAACGCCTACACGGTCACGACCGCCGGCGTCCACAACGTGACGATCGGCGCGGCCTACGCGACGAGCAACGTCCAGATCCGGATCAACGGCGGAGCTTGGGCAACGGTCGTCGCCGCCGGCGGGACGACGGGCGCGACCGCCGCCCTCTCGATCTCCGACACGGTCGAACTTCGGCACACGGCCAACGAGGCGCCGGATCCGCAGTTTGTTGAGATCGACGACGGGACCTCCGCGGTCGCCTACGGCGCTTTCAGTTCGTAGGAAGCTGGGCCACGGTGAGCGAGAGGAAGTACAGAGGAACGAAGCCGACCGCGAAGGCGACCAGGGCGAGCTGAAACAGGCGGTTCTTGAGCAGGTCTTTCATTTTCAGGTCCTTTCGGCGGGCGACTTTGCCCGCCAAGACCTTCTTCGACCGAATCAGCTGAAGAACCTTAGCGGTCGCCCCAGTCTTTCGGCCGGTTCTTCAGCCAGCGCAGTTCGAGGTCTTCGAGTTCCGGGAGAGTCCAGCGAGCTGAGCCGGAAACACACCCGTAGTCCAACCGATACAGCCACAAGCCCTCGGAGGACCTCTTCGACGTCCGCACAACCCTAGCTGGCGTCCCGGACTTCGAGCGGATCCACCGGGTCTTCGGCCGGCGCTCGGGAATCTTCCGGGCCATCAGTACTCCTCCAGCTTGAAGCCGAGGGCTTCCAGGTCGGAGCGGTCCATGACCGGGTCCAGGTGGCGCTCGGCCCAGGCGCGGCAGCGGGCGGGCGTCCAGGTCGCCGGGAGTTCCTTGCGGAAGGCGGCGGCGAAGCCGTCCTCCGACATCATGTTGCCGGTCAGGGTCGGGAGCCGGGTCCTCTCGTCCTCGTCGAGGATCATGGCGATCTCGTCGCCGAAGAGGGGCAGCGGGGAGCGGAGCTTCATCTCCGCGAACATCGGCTGGGTTCCGTCGGCGAAGGCGCAGGCGCCGGCGAAGGCGGTCCACAGCTGGGGGTCACTCTTCAGGGTCAGGTTCGTCATCGTTGGTTACCTCTCTCAAACCTCTCTTCGGCCGAATCCTACCCGGACTTAAGGCTCCAGGCAAAGAATCTGGCTTCAGTCCGGGATCCTCCCGGCGGCGAGGTCAGCGCGGAGGTCCTCGACCTTGTGGCGCTCCAGGCGTTCGCCGGCGGAGACGAAGACCTGCTCAATCGGCGGCCAGCCGAGCTTCTTCGAGGACTCGACCTCATCGAGGACCATCTCCGCGAACCGCTTCCAGCCGGTCGTCGTGAAGGTCACGGCCATTCCGTTCCGGCGGACGAGGACGACGTTGAGGGTCGGCTTCATCAGAGCGCCCTCTCCAGGCGGAGGAGGCGGCGGCGGAGCGCCTTCACCCGGCGGGCGTTCGCCGCCTCGAAGAAGTTCGTGCGGTCGACGTCGGAGATCGTGTCGGCCTCGGCCATCTCGTCCGCGCCGTCCCACTCCAGCTCCTCGACCCGCATCCGCAGGGCGTCGCCGCACCAGCTCAGGAACTCGCGGGTGCCCTCGACGAAGTCCGAGCCGATCCGGCCGGCCGGCTGGTGCTCGTCGTCGCGGCGGAGGATCGCGGCGACGGCGCCGCGGGAGAGGCGGACCCGGCGGGTCGAGAGGCGGGCGGCGTCGACCAGGCGGACCAGCTCTTCGCGGTTCCCGCGGACCGGGCGGGCGTAGTGCTTCGACCACTGGCGGGCCAGGGAGCGGGTCAGCTTCTCGACGTCCTCGGGCTTCCGGGCGACGTATTCGACGCCGGCGGGCGAGGTTCCGACCAGCAGGGGAGCGAAGGTTTCGTTGGCGTTCGTCATCGTTGGGTTCCTCTCTCAAACCTCTCTTCGACCGAATCCTACCCGGACTTTAGGCTCCAGGCAAAGAATCTGGTCAGCGGCTGAATCGGTCCTGACCGGTCTCCGCCTTCCAGGACGCCTTCCGTGCTTCGAGGCGCTCATCCGCCGCCTGCAAGCCCTCGTAGTCCAGGTTGATCGCGACGGCGCCAACGAGGCGCACCTCCGCGCCCGAGGACAGCAGGACCGGCTTCACCGCCGCCTCGACCCGGTCCCGGACCTTCTCGGCGTCCGCGGGCGAGCAGCCCGGGAGGACCACGAAGAACTCGTCACCGCCGTGCCGCCCGACCAGGTCGAAGTCCTCGCGGAGGACGTCGGCCATCGCCTTGAGGACTTCGTCCGCGCCGAAGTGGCCCAGCTCGGTGTTCGCCCGCTTCAGGTTCGTCGCGTCGAGGAGGATCGCGCAGGCGGCGCCGTTCCAGGCTTCGCAGGCTTCGCGGAAGGCGAGGAGGTTCCCGGCGCCGGTCAGCGGGTCAGTGCGGCGCTCCGCTTCGAGCTTCAGGATTCGGGCTTCGAGTTCTTCGGTGTAGGTCGCCATCACTAGCCTCTTCGACCGGATCGCCTCGGTTGTTTAGTCCTCGCCCTCGAAATCTCGACCCCACGGGTCGCCGACGCGGAGGACCACCGGCCGGACGGCACAGACGTTGGAGATGGTTCCCTTCTGCTTGGTCTCCGGGAAGTCGACCCAGGCCGGCGCGACCTCCTTCGCCTCGAACATCCCGAGCTGGCGCTGGATCCGGGAGCGGGCTCCCGGCGGTATCAACCGCCGACCGTAGAAGCGGGCGGCGTCGTCGCGGAGGATCCAGACCGGTCCGAACCGACCCTCACCGAGCTTTGCGGGGATCCGCGAGCCGTCGGAGGCGAAGAGCCCGACGAACTCGGCGCGGAAGCCGGCGCGGATCACGGACGCCTGCCCGCGGAGGCGGTCGGCGTTCCCGGCGCGGATCGAGTCGGTCACGAAGGAGTCGGACGACCGCGGGCGGCGGTCCAGCTCTTCGGCCTCGGCTTCGAGTTCGGCGGCGAGGTCGACGCCCTGGGCGACCAGGGCGAGGGCGGCGTGGTAGCTGAGTCGGCGGCTCATCGGATCTCCTCCAGGACGTCGCGGGCGGCGGTCATGAGGGTGTCCGCCTTCTCGTGCTGACGCTGGGCGTGGACCATCGTGCGTTCGTCGTCGCGCGCCTCGGCGGCGTCTTCGACCTCCATCCAGCGGTCGTACTCGATCTCGGCCAGGCGGGCGACGTCGCGGGCGGCGGCGCGCAGGCGGAGGATAGCTTCGTTCAGGTCGTTCGTCATCGTTGGGTTCCTCTCTCAAACCTCTCTTCGACCGAATCCTACCCGGACTTTACCGTCCGGGCAAAGAATCTGGTCAGGAGTCCTTCGCCCTGGTTCAGTCTTCCCGCAGTTCGTCGTCGGTGTATTCAGCGTTCGCGGTTTCGAAGTCGCCGGCCATGATCAGGACACGGTCCAGCGCGCCGCGCAGTTCGTCCGCTTCGTTGGCGGCGCGGTCGAACACTTCCACGCGGTCCAGGTGGTCGCGCGCTTCTCGCAGCATCTTCACCAGCTTGGCGGCGCGCAGTTCGTTTCGGGTTGCCATGGTCGGGTTCCTCTTTCAGCGGTCCAGGCGGCGGCGGGCAGCCGATTCGGCCGAAGCTTTGGCACCGGCCAGTCCGGAAGTCGACGGGCAACCGACGTGCTCGCCGTTCAGGTAGATGTGATACTGGCCGGCTTCGCCCACCAGCTCGATGGTGATGCCGTTCAGGAACGCAACGCGCTTCAGCGAGTCGTTCGAGGTCAGCGCGGGGCGAATCAGGGTCCAGCTCAGGTTCGTCGTCATCGTTGGGTTCCTCTCTCAAACCTCTCTTCGACCGAATCCTACCCGGACTTTACCGTCCGGGCAAAGAATCTGGTCAGGAGTCCTTCGCCGCCCGCTTCGCCGCGAGCGCCGCCCGAGCCTTCGCGGCGCCGGCGCGGAGAGCTTCGAGGCGCTCCGGGGACATCGGCTTCGTCTTCCGCGGCGGGAGGTGGCGGACCTTCCCAGCCTGGAACTCCGCCTTGAGGCGGTCGTGGGCTTCCTTCCCGAGGTAGTGGCGGACCAGGAGGAGGTAGGTCGCGGCCCAGTTCCAGCCGTGGAACCGGCCGACGGCGGCGTGGGCCAGCTCGTGGTACAGGAGGCTGTAGGACCGCATCCGCTTCGGGATCGCGACCTGCCAGCGGGTGGCCCAGGCGCGGCGCCGGGTCGCCCGGACCGCGGTGATCTTCAGGTACGGGTTCCCGTTGATCTTCAGGAGCTTCCGCCAGAACTTCGAGCCGGTCACCCGGTCGATCTCCTTCTGGAGATCGTCGAACTCCTTCGTGAACATCTCCGGGAACGCCCTCCGCTCCGCGGCGTACGCCTTCGAGCGCTGGGAGTCGCGGGTCGGGACCTCGAAGCACTCACCCTTCCACAAGATCTTCTTCATCGTTCGGTTCCTTTCAGCTGAGGTAGTCCAGGAGAGCTTCGGCCAGCTCGCGGGCGTCGTCGTCGTCCTCGTCGACGTCCTCGGCGACGTCGCGGAGCAGGGCTTCGTCGCCCTCGGCGGCGGCGCGCACCAGGCGGTTCTCGAAGGTCGTCCGCGGCTCGAAGATCTCCAGCAGTTCGTTCATCATCGTCATCGTTGGGTTCCTCTCTCAAACCTCTCTTCGACCGAATCCTACCCGGACTTTAGGCTCCAGGCAAAGAATCTGGTCAGGAACCGGATCCGTCTTGGGCCCACGGAGGCAACCTCTCCCCCATATTCGTAGGTAGGGAGTACATAAAAAAGGGGGGGTAAATAGGAACACCGCCGGAGCGCCGCCGCGGGCGCCGCGGGGGAAAGTTTCGGGGGTGTATGAACCAACATACATGCAGCCCTCGACGAGGTCGCCGCCGCCGGCGTAGACTCGGGCGCGCCACCATGGACGATAACTGGAAGCTGCCTCCCTACCGCCACCAGTGGGAGATCTACCTCCGGACGCGGGACCTCCGCGCCTGGGGTCTGTTCCTCGACCAGGGACTCGGGAAGACCGCGATCTGCCTTGCGACGGGTTCCCATCTCTTCCGCGTCGGGCGGATCCGCGGGATGTTCGTCCTCGCTCCGAACGGGATCGAGGTGAACTGGGCGCGGGACGAGATCCCCGAGCACCTCGCGGTCCCTCACGAGGTCTTCACCTGGTCGAACTCGAAGCGGAAGACGAAGACCCACGCCGAGGGTCTGGAGCGACTCTTCGCCGCGGGCGACGACCGGCTCCGCGTCCTCTGTATGAGCTACAACGGTCTGATGACCGATGACGGAGCGAAGGCGGCGCGGCGGTTCCTGACCGAGTTTGACACGTTGTACATCGCCGACGAGGCGACCGCTTTCAAGACACCGTCGACGAAGACGGCGAAGCGGGTCCTGGCGACGGCGAAGCACGGGACCTTCCGCCGGCTCTTGAACGGCACGCCCGTCGAGGACTCGCCCTTCCACAGCTACACCCAGGTGCGATGGCTCGACCCGAACGTCTGGGCGAAGATCGGCATCAACAACGCCCAACAGCACAAGAACTTCTTCGGCATCTGGGAGAAGCGCCAGCTGGCGAACGGGCGGAGCTTCCCGAACCTCGTCCGCTACCGCAACCTGCCGAAGATGGCGGAGGCGCTCCGGTCGATCGGCGACCGACTGGAGAAGGACGACGTGCTGGACCTTCCGCCAAAGGTCTACAGCAAGGTCCACTTCTCGCTCTCGCCGGAGCAGGCGCGGATCTACAAGGCACTCAAGGAGGACTACCAGGCAGCGATCGTCGCCGACGAGACGCTGACCGCTGACCTCGCGATCGTCCGCCTCACGCGCTTCCAGCAGATCACGTCGGGATACGCTCCGACCGACGAGGACGAGGAGCTGCGTCCGATTGCCGGGAAGAACCCTCGGTTGGGCGCCCTGGAGGTCGCCCTCGACGAGACGACGCTGCCCGTTATCGTCTGGGCAAAGTACACTGCTGATATCGACGCCATCGCCGAGGTCCTCCGGAAGCGAAAGATGAGCTTCGGGATCTGGGACGGTCGGACCTCGCCCGAGGACCGCCAGCGACTGAAGGAGGACTTCCAAGCTGGGAAGCTGGACGTGTTCCTCGCGAAGGCGTCGAGCGCCGGCCGAGGGATCACGCTGACCGCCGCCTCGACGGTGATCTACTACAACAACACCTTCTCGCTCGACGAGAGGAAGCAATCCGAGGACCGAGCCCACCGGATCGGACAGACGAAGTCGGTCCGCTACATCGACATCGTCGCAACTGACACGGTCGATGAGCGGATCCTCGAAGTCCTCCGCGGAAAGCGCGACATCTCCGCTCTGGTCACGGGTGACCGCCGTCTCGATTCCTGGGTGTAGGACTTGCGGCTCCGCCGGCGGACGCTAGGCTAGTCGGTCCGCCTCGCTCCCGAGGCTCCCTCACGCTATGACCGAACCCTCTCCCGGCTCCGAGCTATCCCAACTGGTGAAGCTCGGAGAGTCCCTGTATGACGCGGAGGCCGAAGTCCTTCGCCTGGACGCCGAACTGAAGCGGGCCAAGGCTCGCCGCGACCGGATCCAGAACATCCTCCTCCCCGAAGCGATGGAGGAGATCGGCATGACCGAGTTCCGGACGCCGACCTCCCACTTCAAGGTCCAGGAAAAGCTCGTGGTCCAGCCGAAGGCGGCGGACCGGCCTCTGGTCCTTCAGGCGCTCGAAGAGCAAGGCGCCGGCGAGCTGATCAAGACAAAGCTCGAAGTCCCGTTCAACCGCGGCGAGGAGGAAGCTGTCGCCGCCGTCTGTGAAGCCCTCGGCCTCCTCGGCCGAGACTACAAGCAGGACCGCTCCGTCCATCCTTCCACGCTGAAGAAGCACGTGAAAGATCTCCTCTCTCGCGGCGAGCCGCTCAACACCGAGCTGTTCGGCGTTCGGACCTTCCAGTCCGCCGTATTCACCTCCGGCGCTCCTGAGGCGCCTGTCTTCGACGAAGAAGAACTCTGATGGCTACGAAGAAGAACCAGCCTGTCCCCGTCTCCAAGAACGAAGTCGCCCTGCCGTTCGACTACAGCGGATTCGAGGGTCCCACCCTCGAAATCGGGATGGGCGACATCGACGTCCCGTTCATCTCTCTCGTCCAGTCCTCGTCGAAGTGCATCGACGAAGAGGAGGAGCAGTTCATCCCGGGCGGCGCCGCCGGCCAGATCCTGAACGCCGGCACGCGTGAGTACTCCGACCGGCTCCTCCTCGTCGCGTGCAACGGTCCGTCCGACTTCCACTCCTACGTGGAGTGGCTCCCGGACCGCGCAGGCTTCGCCGGCGAGCACACCCGCCACTCGGACGTCGTGATCAACGCCGTGAAGGACGGCGACGGAGTTCTCCGCCGCGCCGACAACGGCAACGAACTCGTCGAGACGAAGAGCCTCTGGTGCATCATCGTCGACGAGGAGTTCAACCCGGTGGGTTACTGCCTCGTGCCGTTCAACTCCTCGAAGTTCCGCCCGTTCCGGACCTACTGGGGGAAGATCAAGCACCTCAAGAACTCGCCGCGGATCCCGCCCATGGCGTTCGTCTTCGCGTTGGGCTCCCGCCTGGAGCGGAACAAGCGCGGCGACAAGTTCTACAACTACACGATGTTCCCGGCGAAGAACTCCGCCGGCGAGCTGGCCGAGTCCCTCGACGACGGGAGCCTGGAGAAGTCGGCGCTGCCGATGGACCACCCGGCGTTCCTGGCGGCGGTCGAGCTGCGGAAGGCGATCGACTCCGGTCGGGCCAAGGCCGATCACGAGACCCAGGAGACGGGTGACCGTCACTTCTGAGAGTTCGCCGGCTTCGGCCGGCTCGCGGGTTGGTAGCTCAGTCGGCAGAGCGCCCGGTTCCCATGGGAAGCCCGGGAGGTCCCTGGTTCGATTCCAGGCCAGCCCAAGTTCGGTCCGGCGGTAACCACTAGGATCGTCGAGGAGCCTCACTCCGCCTGAAGCAGCTCCTCGGGTAGCTCGTAACCACCAGGCCTGAACCGCAAAGGCCATCGGCGAGCAGGCGGTGACAGCCGGGAGAGACCGGCTCCCTACGCTCATGGAACTCTCAACGCAACAACAGTCCGCCCTCGACGCGGTTCGCGACTGGATCAAGGATCCTGACAAGCAGGTCTTCCGGCTCTTCGGCTACGCCGGAACCGGCAAGACAACGATCGCCCGCGAGTTCGAGAAGACCGTCGGCGGGAAGGTCCTGTATGCAGCCTTCACGGGGAAGGCGGCGTCTGTCCTTCAGAAGAAGGGCTGCGCAGCAACGACCATCCACCGTCTGATCTACACGCCCTTCGACCCGGACTCCGACCGCCTCGAAGAGCTGGAGCTTGAGCTCCTCTCCGAGCAGAAGAAGGACCCGCAGGATCGCGACTACATCCTGAAGCTCGAACGCCTCATCGAGGAGGAAAGCGACCGGATGAAGCAGCCGAGCTTCTCTCTCCGGATCGACTCCCCGCTCGAAGACGCCGCCTTGCTCGTCGTGGACGAGGTCTCGATGGTTGGCCGGCAGATGGCGAAGGACCTCCTGAGCTTCGGCCGGAAGATCCTCGTGTTGGGCGATCCAGCCCAGCTCCCGCCGATCGGTGACTCCGGCTTCTTCATCGACGCGGAGCCGGACTTCCTTCTCACCGAGATCCACCGCCAGGCGGCGGACTCCCCGGTCCTCCAGCTCGCGACTTACGCCCGCGAAGGGCGACCGCTCAGCCTCGGCGACTACGGGACCTCCGCGGTCGTCCCGGTTGGGCGCCTCGACGTGAAGGACGTCGCCGAGTTTGACCAGGTCATCGTCGGTCGGAACAAGACCCGACGAGACGTGAACCGGGCCATCCGCTTCGCCACCGGCCGGAAGGACCCGCTACCGATCGAGGGCGATAAGCTCGTGGCGCTTCGCAACGACTACGACCGCGGAGTGTTGAACGGCAGCCAGTGGGTCGTCCACGCCGCCGAGGCGAAGGGCGAAGACGTCGTCTGGATGCAGATCATTCCGATCGACGGCGGACCCGCGCAGACCGTCACCGCTTGGGCGCACAACTTTACCGGGCGAGAGAAGGAGCTGCGACCCTGGGATATGGCTCTCCACCTTCACTTTGACTTCGGCTATGCAATCACCGCCCACAAGGCCCAAGGCTCCCAGTGGGACCGCGTCCTCGTGATCGACGAGTCGAAGGTGTTCCGCGGCGATGCGAAGCGTTGGCTGTATACCGCCCTCACCCGTGCCGCCGAGTCCGTTACCGTAGTTCAGAAACCATGATCAAGTCTCCCTTCTCCGACCAGCTCCACGCCGAGAAGTACCGCTCAGCCGGCGAGTCCCACGACGAGGCTATGACCCGCGTCGCCGCCGCCCTGAAGGACGATGCGGATCACTTCCACGACGTGAAGGAGATCCTCCAGAGCCTCCGCTTCATGCCCGCCGGACGGATCCAGGCGGCGGTAGGCTCCCCGCGTCGCGTAACGCCATACAACTGCTACGTGAGCGGGACGATTGAGGACTCATTCGTCGACGGCACCGGCTCGATTATGGCCAGGGCGACCGAGGCGGCGGCGACGATGCGGATGGGCGGAGGGATCGGCTACGACTTCTCCACGCTCCGCCCTCGCGGCGACCGCATCGTGAAGCTCGGTTCGCGGTCGAGCGGTCCGGTCTCCTTCATGGAGATCTTCGACGCGGTCTGCCGCTGCACGGCTTCCTCCGGCCATCGTCGCGGAGCCCAGATGGGTGTCCTTCGGATCGACCACCCCGACATCGAGGAGTTCATCCACTCCAAGCAGAACGAGACCCACCTCACCGGGTTCAACATCTCGATCGGCGTGACCGACGAGTTCATGCACGCCCTTCTCGACGGGCGCCCGTTCCAGCTTCAGTACGCCGGGAAGCCCTACAGCGAGATCGACCCGGTCGAGCTGTGGGAGAAGGTGATGCGCTCGACCTGGGACTGGGCTGAGCCGGGAGTCCTCTTCCTCGACGCGATCCGCCGCGGGAACCCGCTCTGGTATTGCGAGGACATCGTCGCGACGAACCCATGCGGCGAGCAGCCACTGCCGCCATACGGCGCGTGCCTCCTCGGGAGCTTCAACCTCGCCCGCTACGTCCGGACGGACTCGGACGGTGAGCGCTGGTTCGACACCGCTCAGTTCGTCCGCGACATCCCGCCGATCGTCCGAGCGATGGACAACGTGATCGACAACGCCTTGTACCCGCTGTATGAGCAGGAGAAGGAGGCGAAGTCGAAGCGCCGGATGGGCCTCGGGATCACCGGCCTGGCGAACGCCGGCGAGGCGTTGGGCTACCCGTACGGGTCCGCCGCCTTCGTCGAGTTCGAGAAGGAAGTCCTGAAGCTCCTCCAGTTCCATACGGCCAAGGCGTCGATCCAGCTCGCAAGGGAGAAGGGACCCTTTCCGCTCCTCGACAAGGGCTGCTACCTCTCCGGCGACTACGTGAAAGGCTGGAGCGAGGAGCTTCAAAGCGGAATCCGGAAGCACGGCATCCGGAACTCGCACCTCACGTCGATTGCTCCGACCGGGACGATCTCGCTCTGCGCCGACAACGTCAGCTCGGGGATCGAGCCGGTCTTCGCATACGACTACAAGCGAACAATCCAGACCTTCGACGGACCGAAGGAGGTCGACGTGGTGGACTACGGCGTCGCCGAGTTCGACGTGAGGGGGAAGACGGCGGCGGACGTCTCGATCGACGAGCACGTCGACGTTCTCCTCGCAGCGGCTCAGAGGGTAGACTCCGCCGTGTCGAAGACGTGCAACATCCCGCCGGGAACCTCCTGGGAGGACTTCAAGCGGGTCTACACGAAGGCCTGGGAAGGCGGAGCCAAGGGCTGCACGACGTTCAACGTCGGCGGCAAGCGGTTCGGCGTCCTGAACGCCCAAGAAGACGGAACCGATGAACCCGCGGCTCAGTGCCGCATCGACTCGGAGACGGGTCGAAGGGAGTGCGAGTAATGACCGAGGAACCGAGCAAGATCGTCGCCCGCGAAGAGACCATGCCCTGTGGATGCGTTGAGCGGGAGTTCTCCGACAAGCGAGTCGAGGTAATGGCGTGCCCGCCGCACGCCCTCGCGGAAGCGGGTCGCCACCTTCACAACGCCGGCCAGATGCTGAACGCCGCCGCGCAACGCCTTCTCCGGGAGCAGGCGGCGTTGTCCCGGGCGGCGGTCCTCCGGGAGACGAAGTGATCTGCCTCACGGACGTCGACGGCGACCCGGTCCTCCTTCAGGAGCACTTCATCATGGCGGTCGTGACCTACCGCCTGACTCCGGAGGAGAAGACCGGCAGGGAGCCGGTCGCGGCGGAGCGACCGAAGGCGCTCGTGATGGTAGGTGACAAGGGCTTCGCCGTCCTGGAGACGGTCGAGGAGATCCAGACCCTGATCCGCTTGGGCGACCTTCCGGGCGGCGGTCGAGGAGTAAGAGCATGAAACGCTACGCCGTGTTTGCATACTCTGATTACTACCCCAGCGGAGGCTGGGGCGATCTCTTCGGCCGATACGAGACGCTGGAGGAGGCCAAGAAGGCGATTGAGGAGGACAAGGCTCCTGGCGGACCTTTGCGACAACGCAGCGATCACTACGACATCGTGGACCTAGTGACCGGGGAGTATGAGGAATGATAACGGACGTCATCCCGTTTGGTCTCCAGCTTCTGAAGACGGAAGACCTCGACCCGATCTACAGCGCGTTGGTCCGGACCGAGGACCTCGACCGGCGAACCCTCAACCGCTGGCTCCTCGTGTACTGGTGCTTCTACGACGCCGGCGTTGCATCGTTCATCGCGGAGAGCGACTCCGCGGAGAGCTTCTGGACCTGGATGTTCGTGGCGGCGAAGAACGAAGAGCGCCCGCCCGTTGGCGAACGCTGGAAGCGGGGAGCGGAGCGCCGCCACTTCCGCGGGGAGCTTGCGATGAAGTCGGTCGAAGACCTCCACGCCCGATACAGGGACTTCCCGGAGCAGATGGCCGAGATCTGCGCGAACCGCCCGCCTGGGCGACCGGCCGAGGTCCGCGAGATCTTCCGGAAGGTGAAGACGCACGTGGGCTTCGGCGACTGGATCGCCTTCAAGATCGCCGACATGATCGACCGGGTCATGAAGCGGTCCGTCGACTTCGACGAAGGCTCCGTGTTCATGTTCAAGGATCCGGTGAAGGGCGCGGCGATGGTCCGCGAACGCTACGGAGTCCCGGACGCGGTCGCCTACCTCCAGGAAGCCCTCGGCCACCGAGCCGCGCCGCCCTCCTACGACCGCCCGGTGGGCATCCAGGAGATCGAGACGGTCCTCTGTAAGTGGAAGAGTCACGTCAACGGGCGTTACCCGGTCGGGAAAGACACCCGAGAGATCCGCGAGGGCGTCCAACCCTGGCTCGGAGTCTCCCCGCTCGCCCGTCGTTTCGCGGAGGCGCTCCCGTCATGAGCCTCCTCAGCAGCACGCCGATCGAGGTGTATCCCGAGCTGGCCGACCTCTCGGTGAAGCGAGAGGACATGTCCTGCGGCTCACCGGCTCTGGCGAAGGCTCGCGGAGCTTACGCCCGGGTCCAGCAGATGACCCGGAAGGGCGTCCGGACCTTCGGTGCCCTCGACGGCTACCACTCCCGGAATACCTGGGCTCTCGCCAGCGCCTGTGCCGCCTACGGCGCACGGTGCCTCGCCTTCTACCCGAACTACAAGAAGGAGCCGGGACCGCGAGAGGCCCAGCTCCGGGCTCAGGAACTCGGCGCCGAACTCCGCCCACTCCCGGCGGGCATGATGTCCGTTCTTTGGTACCAGGCTCGCAAGATCGTCCGAGCCGAGGGCGGCCATATGCTCCCGAACGCGATGAAGTTCACGGAGTCGGTCGCGGCGACCGCCGCCGAGGTCGGCGAAGAGGAGGCGAGCTTCGAGCAGATCATCGTCCCGTCCTCCTCCGCGACGATCGCCGCCGGCGTGATCGCGGGCGTCGTCCTCCGCGGATCCTCCACCCGAGTCGTCGTGTACCTGTCCCACACGAAGAAGCGGGACCCGCTCCTGAAATACATCCGCGAGTCGGTCCACTTCGTCACCGGGGAGGACCGGCTTCCCTCGCTCCACTTCGTGGAAGAGGGTTACAACTACCGTGAACCCTCGCGGGTGATCCGCGAGCTACCCTTTCCCGCCAGTCCTTTCTATGAACAGAAGGCGATCGACTGGTGGATGCGCGAAGGCGAACGCCTTCGGACCCTCTTCTGGAACATCGGATGAAACGAACAGACAAGACGCCGGCCCAGTTCTTGAACCTCACCCAGGGCGACCGGAACGCCGAAGCCATCGAGGAACTCCTCCACCACGCCTACCCGGAGCCGACGAGGCAGGAGGTCCGGATCCGTGACATCCGCTTCGGGATGGGCCGTTGGGCGAGGACCTGCCTGAAGTTCTTCGACAACGTCGACTTCGTCGGCTGGGAGCACGACCAGGAATGCGTCGACATGACGGACCCGGACGTCCTCGACCGATGCACGGTCCACGTGAGCTTCTTCCCGCCCGAGGATCTCGGTCCGCAGCCAGACATCCTCCTCTGCGACTTCAACAACCTGACGATCAAGAAGGCGGCGCCGCTAGTCGAGGCGGTCGAGCTGTATCGTCCGCGGTTCCTGATCTTCACGGACTCCGCGCCGTCGAAGCTCCACCTGAACCTGTCGACCTACGGGTTGGCGCGGAAGTCTGTCGCCGACTACCTCCGCTTGTATCGAGCGGTCCTCCCTGGCTACAAACTGACGCACTCAATCCAACCCCACCACGCCGTGGTGATCTCGCTCTGGACGAAGAAGGAAGACTGATGGACCACGCTGCCTGGTTGAACGAAGAAGGCGACTCCCCCGCACAGGACAAATACCAGTACTTCATGCGGCCGGAGCCGAAGAAGGACCTGGGACCCATCCAGATCGACTACGACAAGGTGACCGGCCGCGATATGCGCTGGCGCTGGGCGACGATCGGGATGGTCCGCAACGCACCGGAGGACGAGAAGCGCCGCGTGCGAGTCTTCCTCGATCCTCTCCCTCACATCCAGATCAAGGACGCGAAGCAACTCCAGGGCTGGTATCAATCCTCGGACCGAGCGATCCCCGGTCAGCGGTCGCGCCCGCGTCCGTGCTACACCGACGCGATGCTGACGGAGCCATACGGAGGGTATTGTACCGTGGGCTGCGCGTTCTGCTATATCAACTCCGGCTTCCGAGGCTACCGCGGCTCCGGTCTGATCTCGGTCCCGGTGAACTACGGCGAGCAGGTCGCGAAGCAGCTCGACCGGATGAAGACCTCCGGAGCGGGTTACTTCAGCTCCTTCACGGACCCGTTCCTCCCGCTGGAGGACTTCTACCACAACACGCAGAAGGGCGCGGAGGCATTCGTCGAGCGTGGGCTGCCGGTCTTCTTCCTCTCCCGGCTCCGCTACCCTGAGTGGGCCATCGACCTCCTGAAGCAGAACCCGTACAGCTACGCGCAGAAGTCGATGAACACCTCCTCGCGGGAGGACTGGAAGAAGCTCTCCCCGGGAGCCGCGACTCTCGACGAGCACCTCGACGATATCCGCCGCCTGAAGTCTGAGGGCATTTACGTCTCGATCCAGGTCAACCCGATCAACCCGGGGATCACGTCCCACGAGGACATCTGTAAGCTCTTCGACGAACTCTCCCACGCCGGCGTCGATCACGTCATCGTGAAGTTCGTCGAGGCCGGTTACAGCTGGGCTCCGACGATGGTCAACCGGATGATTCAGCGGTTCGGACCCGAGCGAGGGACCGACTTTGCCTCCCTCTTCGTCGACAACATCGGCGGCCAGCGAACGATCTTGGAGAGCTACCGCCTGAACGCCCACAAGATCTACTCGAAGAAGGCGGCGGAGGTCGGGATGACCTACGCGACCTGCTATGAGTACGAGTATGAACGGGACGAGCAGGGCGAGATCACGTCCAAGCGTGGGCGCTCGATCGGCGCGAAGTTCCTCACCGCGGACCAGTGCCACGGTCAGCGGGTTCCGATGTTCACCCGGCGAGAGCTGGACCAACCCTTCGCGGAGGTCGAGGAGTGCCCGCCCTCGGGCTGCCTGACCTGCGCGTCCGATAACCACGACAAGCCGCGATGCGGGTCGGAGCTGTTCGGCTCCGCGAAGTCGCTCCGCATGAAAGACCTGAAGCAATCGGTGTACGACTCATGAAGACCTTCCTGAACATCCGCGGAGCGAACGGCTCCGGCAAGTCCACCCTCGCACGCGCCTTCTTCGGCGAGAATGACGCGACCGTCGACCTGGCCCACTACAAGACGAAGAGCGGACGCGACCGAGCGGTCACCGGCCGGTCCAACCCGGACCGGAACGCCCTCGTGGTCGGCGACTACAGCACGATGGCCGGCGGTCTCGACAAGGTCCCGAACTTCGCCCTGCAGTTCGCCGCGATCGAGGCCGGCCTCCAGCTGGAGGACCTCGTGGTCGCGGAGGGAGTCCTCGCCTCGACGGTCTACGGCTCCTGGGCGATGCACGCCGAGAAGCTCGCCGCGGAGGGCGTCCGCGTGATCTGGGCGTTCCTGGATACGCCGTTGGAGGTCTGCCTCGAACGGATCCAGAAGCGGAACGGCGGGAAGCCGATCAAGGAGGACCTCGTCGCGAACAAGGTCCGCTCGATCGCGAAGGTCCGCCTCAAGGCGATTGACAACCCGGCGATCGTCGTCGTGGACCTCCCGCACGGGTCGCCCGCCTCGAAGCTGGAGGAGATCCTGTGAACCTCGGTCCGCTGATCTACTGGATGGGGGAGCGCCACGAGATCTGGCGCCGGCGTCAGGACGGCGAACTCCCGCCGTGGACCGACGATCCGGTCCTCCGGGACTTCCGCTTCTGCAACGTCTTCCGGGAACTCGACAAGGTCACCATCTGGATCGACGAGAACATCCGGAAGCCGTTCGCCGACCACCCGCACCTCTGGTTCATGCTCGCGATCGCTCGCCAGATCAACCGGCCGGAGACGCTGAAGGAGCTGATGGACGTCGGTGACTGGCCGTTCACGGACGA